GCTTCCGGCGCGGGTTCCTCAAAATGCAATACGCAGGCCAAAGCTTTGTCGCAATCTGAGACTTCCCGTGCCGGGGCGGTGCGTTAATCATCAACCGGTACACCACCTGACCATTAGCGTTGGTCAGTTCCCTCTTCTCAAAGAGGTCCAAAACCCTAATCAGTTCCAGGTGAAACGGCTGAAGCTCAAACTCAGGATGAACAAACCGGACGAACGCCTCAAAGCCCTCCTCCGCCTTGCGCACCAGCAACAGGTACTCTTCAGGAGAAAGCTTGTTGAAGAAGAAGTTGTCCGTACTCACGTTCCAACATCCACGTTCGCGTTCTCCGTCTCAGCCGCAGCGTAGGCCAAGTTCCACGCAATCACCTTCAACTGGTTCCTCCCCTTGTACGCCCCAACACGCGGCGGATACTTGATCTGGTATCCATTAACCATCGCCTCATACGTCTCATTGAAGACGTCCTTGGCCGTAGAAGACCACGAATTCCAATCCACCACCGGAACCGAGTACGTGTTCCCACCCGTCATAAAATGATCCCCCCCTTCTTACCCGTCACCACGTTGCGGACATACGTCCGATGAGCCTGAGCAAAAGCAGGCTTCGCCCGCTCCCTCGGGTTCAACGTCGTCGCGAACATCACACGAGCAACCTGCTCCATAACAGCCCGCGCACGATGCTCCTTCGGGATCGTCTCAAGATGAAGGGCACCCATCGCCTCCGACAAATCCTTCGGAGACGCACTCGACCGGATGTCCTCAAGCTCTTTGTTCCTGACAGTCATAAAACGCTCCACTAACCATTGCTTCGCAATGGTCAGAGGGTACACCCGGAAAAGGCGTTTTCAAAAATTGAAACTGTTAGAGGGGGGTAGGGGAGGTGCCAATTGCGAGAGACGAAACGGCGAAGTGGCCCCCTGCCCCCGGCCACGACGCGCGCATCATGACGCACATCGCACGTCGCATTATGCGGGCGCATCACCCAGGTCGCGGAGGAATTTGTCCAGGATTTCCCGGTCTTTCTCCGAAAGTGGGGATTCGGTCTCCGCCTCGTCGTGGGATTCCTCTGGAATCTCAATGGGTTGCGGATCGACGGCTTCCCTACTGGGAGTAGGGACGAACGGTATCAGAGTACCGGACCCCGATTTCCCTTGTGCAACAAGGGCTTCGAGTTCATCGCGTGACATTGTTACGTGGGAGCTAGTCTTGCGTACCTCGACTGCTTTCGCAGTCAAATCCGGCATCACCTTCCCCATTGCCATCTTGAGGATGGCAACTTGCATCTGATTGAGCTTCCTGTGTCCTGACAAGATGTCAGGAAAATCGTCCACGGCCTGATTCACAAACTCGTAGAGTTTACGTCTCAAAGTCTGCAATTCGTCTGCTGCCACGGGGTCCGTTCTTGTGACCTGTGTCGTGGCCTTGCGGGTGGTACGTGCCTTGCGTGACATGGGTCGCATTATGCACAGAGGAAACCGGGTCGCCAACCCTCCCTGGAAGGGAGGAGGAGGGATAGCCCAATCGCCACCTTTCATCCCGAATTGTGGTGCCGGGAAAACCCCTGGCTGGACAGACGCGGCACACACGAGACGTGTCGCTTAGACCCATGAGGAAACCATGACGAAAATCTCCAAAATCCCCGCTTCAATGGCGGTCATCAACGCGAACCCGTCCACGGGCAACCAATCGGTTGCCGGGTTTATCGTGCATGTGGACAACGGAGGCGCGGGACGGATTGCGACTCGTTGGCTGAAAATCCCGCTGATCGGCAAATCCGCTGGAACCATGTGCGTCGAGTACAAGGGCCACTTCCTGCCCGTGGACATCGACCACGCGACCCAGACGCTTCACGCATCGACCGGCAACAAGGTTGCCGAACCGATGACGGTGAAGGGCAAGGATTACCGGGGCATTCGTGTCGAGGAATTCGAGACGGTTCTTGCGGGAGCGGGCACCGTGGCCGTGGTCAACCCGACTCCGGCTCCGGCGATTAGCTTGGTCCCGGCGGCTCCGGCTCCGAAGGCCGGAGTGACCCCGGAGAAGGCCCTTGCGAACGCTCGCTCGGGTCTGCGTCTCGCAACCGGTTCGCTGGCCAAAGACCCCGGTTCGAAGACCGCTAAGAAGCGGGTCGAGACGGCTCAGGCCAAGGTGGAAGCCGCTGAAGCGGCTTACTTCGCCAGCGTGGGGCAGACCAAGGTCCAACCGAAGACGGTTGCCGCGACCAAGCTGCCGACCAACAAGGCCGACATCATCAAGATGATCGAAACCTTGACCGCCTCGCTCGCGGACTAGGACGACGTGGGGGTGAACATTGGGTTCACCCCCAAGCCCCTACCAGGGAAGGGATTTTGTGATGCAAGACCGGATCAGGCCATTGTGCGCTGCCCGTGAGGAGCGCGAGGCGGAGGTGAACGACGTGATCGCTTCGCTTGAGGACACGTTGTTCTTCTGGCTCCGCCAGAAAGTGAAGGCGAAGACGAAACCCGACGCCAGTTACGCGAAGGCGCAATACGAGAGGGCAAGAGACAGCCTCAAGCAAGCGCGCTTCATACTGCGTACCTTGTGAGACGAATGGAAGCTCAGGACAGAAAGTCCTGGGCTTTCGTGCGGTTCACAACACGGAGGAGTACATGAGCGAAGCATTTCTGACGTTTTACCGGAACGGTGAAGCGATCACGTCTAAGGCGCAGATCGTTGCCGCCATGAACAAGGCGTGCATGGAGCAAGGGCACGACCCTGAAGAGGTTCAGGCGATTGCGGCTCGTATGTTCGAGGACGAGGACGCGCGCGAGATGTTCGAGTCCATGGTCGGGCTTGAGGTTCGTCTCACGGAGGGGGACTGATGGGCATTCCAATAGAGGTCATGCTTACGATGGACCCAAATGACCAAATCTACACCACGCAAAGCCGTGAGACTGGCGAGATCAAGGTCGTTTGGGTCAGCGAAATCCGGCGTAGCTTTGAGCGATTGCCTGAAGAGCGTCGGGCGACGTTTCTGAGAACGATCCCCCTTGATCCTGACCATGTCTCTTACATAGAGGGGCATCATGGCATTGAGCCTGAGCATGTTGATCGCAAGATCAAGGACGGCGACCTTGACCGGCCCGGACTCGTTCTGATCCTGACGGATGACGGAGAAAAGCTTGGTGTTGACCTTGTGGACGGCAATCATACGATGGTTGCCCGCCACAAGGCTGGCCTGAAGGACATGACGTTTATCTTCGTGCCTCCGGTTGTTTGGAAGGCGTGCGTCATAGATGACATTCCCGAAGAGGCCAAGCTCGAACTGATGAAGGGCGCAACGAGAGGAGTACGTGTCATGTAACCGGATCGCGGCAATACACAGAGCCGCTGGAACATTGAGGTGCGGGGTGGGTAGAGCAAACCACCCCGCATATCTATGTCCCAAGGGGGGACAGAACGCTCTCAATTCCGGGAGCAACAGCAAGGAGACTATGACATGAGCAGCCAACAATTCACGATCACCGTGGCCCCGAGTGGGGCGGCGAAAGCGACAACTGAGGAGGAGGAGGTCGTCCTGACCAACCCGAAGGGCGAGAGCGTTAAGGTCGGCAAGGACGACAGCCGTCGTCTCTCACAGCAGATTCGTCTTACCATCTTGGAGAACGCGATGAACAAGTCCGACTTCCTGACCGCTCGCAAAGCACTCATGAAGCGGGAGAACCAGCTTGCGATGGAGGTGGTCGAGAAGTTGACGCCGAAGGACGTGTTCCCGTTGCTGGCCAAGCATCCCGAAGCGTTCAGCCGCGAGGCGATGATTACAATCAACCTCAACGGCCAGACGCGCAACATCTACTTGCTGGACAAGGCCAAGGCGACCCAGAAAAGGCGGGATTACTATTCAGACGAAGTTTCCGTGACCGACTACACGATGTATGCCTCCGACCACTACAACAATTCCTTCTCAACTGATGACTTGCCTGCGCTGCCGCGACATCTGGTCCGCGGCCATGGCAGCCCCCCGGTGGTCTCTCGTGACAATCCGAAGACCAAGTATCTGGCCAACAAGCTGGGGGAACTGTTCGAAGAGATCGACGACCTCAATGAGAAGTACAACGAGGCGAAGTCTGCGATCTGGGCTGTGCTGAACTCGGTTCAGACGACCAAGCAACTGCTGATCGTGTGGCCGGAGTGCGCTCCGTTCGTGCCCTCGCCGCCGATCAAAGCGGGCTTGCCCACTGTGGACATGAGCAAGATCAACTCTCTGCTCGGCCTCGGTAAGAAGTCCAAGTAACCACGAGCGAGACGAGTCACATAGCAGCAGACCATCGCTGCTATGTACCGCGTCCCGTCTGTGTCCATTCCCCTTGGCACCGTTCCCTTCGGTGGACCACAAGGCGAATCCCCCCTCGCCCTGGTCCACAGACGGGGCGCACCCTGTTCAACATGAAGGAGGCTACAATGAGACGAGCGATAGCACTGATACTGGCGATGGTTTTCACCTCGCTCCTGACTTTCGACGTGATGATTCTTCTGTATGCGGAAGAGGGCGTCATCGACATCAGCGACCGAAAGCTTACGCTGCTGTTCCTGTCTGTCGCAATGTGCCCGCTGTGCATTGCGCTGAGTGCGATGCAGGTGGTGTCCGATGACGAAGCCTAAGACCTACGTTGCGTTCGGCCTGAACGGCGAACCGATTAGGATGGGGTCTGTGTTCCAGATCGTGGAACAGCTTGCCAAGAAGGGGGACATAACCTACGCGCAAGCGAGAGAGTTGTTCGTTGGCATCGGGTACGAAGAGGCCCATCGTCTTGCCTTCAAAGAGCTAACGGGCATTGATGTTCTGATCGTCACCGAGGGGTCGCCCGAACTTGCCGAAGCCCTTGATTCAGGCAAGGCGCGGATCGTTGATGCGAAGCACATTGCCGAAGAGCTTGGGCTTAGTGTCGAGGAGGTGCAGAAAATCCTGGACGTTTCATCACGGGTCCACTGACCATGACCAGTCAGATCGGGAAGACTGTAGACATCCGTGTCGGCGGCAAAAAGGTGGCGACCGCCACATATCGAGGCCCCGCTCAGAGGTGGCAGGTTGTGTTCGTTAGTGGAACCAAGCCCCATTACTGGCCGAGCATTGTCGCTATAAAGCGGTCCTTCATGGTCCTGTTCAACTGCTACTACAACGAAGTCATCTTCATATGGGAGTACACAAAATGAGTATCGAGCTATCGAGTCCTCAAGGTACGGGACTGATGAGCGAGGCTGACATGGCCGCGCTTGTCACTCCACCGGCAGCGCCCTCGTTGCCCGCAGAGGTAAAGACCTTGGCCCGTAAGCTGAGGGACGCCTGTCTCACACGCACCAAAGGGGTGGAGCAGGCCGTCGCTGTGCTGTGTCTCGCAGCCATCGACATCGGACGCAAGAACGGGGTGAGCGACCCCGATCTTTCGGATGCGTTCATGCTTTCGTTAGGGGCTGGTGCCATCGAAGAGCGAGACGCTCCCGTTCCGACGGCGATGGAACACGTTGTCGAGAAGGCGCGTGAGCAGGCTGCCGAGACGGCGCAAGCCATGGCTGAAGAGGCCGCCGATGTGGACGAACTCGCCGCACAGATGGCGCTGATTCTTTCCGAAGCCAGTCAGGAGTGCGTTGATGCCACGCCTGACGATGATGTGGAGAATGCCGCATGAAGTTCAAGCATTGGAACGACATGATCCTCGCCAGCTTCGCCTTCTGGCTGGCCGAGTCGTGGTACTTCGGGTGGAATCTGATCGCCATCCTCAAGGCAAGGAAGCAGAGCAATGGATGATCTAGAGAGGCTCAAAGAACTGGCTGAAAAGGCAACGCCGGGAAAGCGCGTTCGGCGTGACAATGCCGACTACGCCGAAGTTACCCAAGATGGCGTCATGCAGGCTATGGTGGGAACGGCAGAAGATGCCGACTTCCTTTGCGCCACTGACCCCGAGGCCGTGCTTAAGCTCATCGCGCGTGTCAGGGAGTTGGAGGGGAAGCTGGCCGCCATCGAGAGGAAATGCGTCACGGTTTATGATTGCTTCAGTGACACAGGCACAGAGAAGCAAACATTTCATTATTGCCGGCTGTGCGGAAAAGATAGGGATGATGTTCTAGTCTCTGTCCCGATTACACACAGCGACGATTGCCCCATCCGCTCTGTGAGCCCCTCCCCATGACAGACACACCAAGCCAGGAGGAGAGATAGATGAAAATAAATATAGAAGTTGGTGATATTGGCCCCTACGAACCTGCGCGAGTTGGCAACGTGTACCCAATCAAAGGTGGACGCGGCCTGCGCTACGGCCACATGCAAATTCTTATTGCGATCACAGAACCGAGAGAGCAGTGGCTAGGTCCGTCTGCCCTCATGTTGGTGGTGGATAAAGGCGGCGCTCCTGTAGGTGTAAACTCGTATGGTCTGCACTATGTCAATGACCTTCAACCAATAGCCTTTGTTGATGGTCTTGAACAAATAACCCTGACTATGCGGGCGCTGTCAGCCCATCCCTCGTCTTTCGGTCGGGCAAGACCATCTCGTGGGAAGAGGCGTCGAACATGACGCGCTTTGCTATTGTATGGGGCGAGGTTGCCATGGCGACAAGGCTCATGGCCTGCATCCAAGACCAAAGCGTTTCAGACGCTGATCTTGAAGAGGTTCTTCAGGAGTGTGCGTACTACGCCGAAGGCGAGGACGATCCGACCGATGATGTTCACGTTCTTCGGATCGTCTCTGAGTCGATTCGTGAAGCAATGAAGGAGAGCGATGATGAAAGCGGAAGATCGACGCCATCGTAGGTTCATGCGGTCAGCAGTGACGGGGTGCATAGCCATATTCTTCTCCGCCCTGTTTCTCATGGCGTCAGCAATGGTCGTGTACCAGTGGCTGGTCGGTCTCCCCGTGTTCTTCGGGATCATCAACCCGATCATGTCCCTGGTCTACTGCATCATATCGCTTGGACTTTTGATGTTCGGAGTCTTGTGTCTCATGCAAATGATACGACTGTGAATATGAGAAGACAGGCAAACGGGACAATCAACGTATGGGTTTCTCGTTCAGAGATGGAGGCTGCCGGCCTATCTATTGATGTGTATGTGGATGGGAGCCTTTACTTCCTAGACCACTGGCAGTACAGGAAGATCGCCAGTCTCCTTCAGTCACAAGTTTACAAACAGGAGGACACCATCGCTGCGCAAGCAGACACTATGGCTGCGCAAGCAGCAGCTATTGTTCGCGTCACTAAAGAACTAGGGGACGAGATCGCTCGTCTCAGATCACAACTCGGAGGCATTGAAGTAGATGAGTGTTGAAGACAAAGACCTACCCCGTCAGACGTGGGAGGCGCTGCGTAAGGCGGCTGGATTGCCTACTGTCCCTATGGAATCGGAGATTCTGGCTCTTGCCGTAATCATCGACCCTTCCGCATACGCTGGAGAGTACGGCAGCGACACGCCGTACTTGCGGGATGAGCAATTTGCGAAACGCAGGATTGCCAGAGACAAGGCCAACCTTTTGATTCGTGGCGGCTGGCGTCCCACGCAATCCTGGCCGTAGGCCTCGTCGTAATACGCACAGAGGAAGGAATCCTCCCTCTCCCCCTGGAAGGGGGAAGGGGGGATAGCCAATGGGTCAACCGAAACCAACGGAGGGAACAACATGCGTTGGAGAGACGTGCTATCGAAAAGAATTGAGGTGGGGTACGACGGCGACTCGCCGCCCGATACGTCATCGGCTGAGGCCTTTATCTCCTGGCTCAAGGGGCCTATGGAGTCGAGGTTGTACGTGCGCAATGTGTATCATGGCGTGCCAGAGATTGACCCCTGCCACGATGGCAGGATGACATTCGCTTGCGTGGTCGGTGATCGCATCGGTGCCATCGCTCCGTCGGCGGTGAACAACGAGAAGGTCTTCGAAGTTCTGGGCCTTGGTTATGTAGGGGGCAGTCGTCGTCTCGATGAACTGGCCGACAGAATTGCACCTCTGCTCGACAAGAACCCAACGGGGATGGGTTGGTTCATCGGCGCTGTCTTCGGCAACCAGCAGATGGGCAATGTGCTGACGAACGAGATCGCGAAGTGGACTGACCTCAACAGCGAGAGGAAAGCCATGCTGGTTGACCTCGTGTGTCGCAAGAATGCGACCGTCCGTCTCGACAGCGGACTCGAACTCGGTGGCCTCGGCACTGGCATCGCATACTGTCATGACCACGCCTACCATCTGCTGTGTCAGAGGGCGGCGGCGCAAGGTCGTGAGGTGTGGCTGGTTGAACCGATCCTTGATGAGAAGGGACGGATTACGGGCACCGCCCCCATTTCTCGCATCCCCGACGCCGCCATCAAGGGGGTGGATATCCACGCACACCAGGGCCAGAACGATATCATGGCGTCTCGGTTGGCGCGCGACCTCGACGACAAGATCGACAAGACGAAACTCAATTAGGGAGAACTTACGTGCATAAGTTGGATATGAAAGACCGCAGCGTTGCGGAAAAAAAGCTCGCCGCAATGATCGCAAGTGATCTTATCATCGGCGAATGCAGCATCGACCTGGATACCATGGGCGTGCCCGCATCCCATGCCTTGATGTGCATGATCGAACTCGCAGTCTCAACTATCGCGGATCACGGCAGGCTTCCCGGCTTCATGGCATTCGGCGCTGTGTGTGGTCGGGCTGTCTCCATTAAAGACGAGGACCAAGACAAGCTGGAAGAAGGGGTGTTGACCTTCATCCCATACGAGGGGTCGCTTCAGAAAAGGCTGACCCCCCGTGAAGTTGTGGTCCAGGTCATCAAGGACATCGACGCGCAAGCAATCGCGTTTCTCATTCCCTCGTTCTCAGTCACAGCAAAAGAGGGAGAGCCGTGGCCGGGTGGGTCTCAGGCTCAAGCGGCCATTCTCATGTCTCAAGATATTTCACTGATGGGGGTCGATGCTGCGTGTGAAAAGCATGGCCTCGAAATCAAGCCCTGCGCCGTCATCGGGGTGATCGAACCCAACGATAAGATCGAGTGCTACACCTTCGCCATCGAAGACGGACTTAAAGAAATTATGTCCGACAGAACCGAGATGCCCGACCTTGAGAGTGAAGAGGTGGGTATGCTTAAGAACCAAGGGATTGGGGTGCCGCGTCTCAAGGCAGACGGAACCCCGACCGGGCCATACGAGACGATGTTCACCGGGGTCTTTGAAGAATCAAAGTCTACCGCTTACATCGACAAACTCATATAATCCTGCACGTCTCATCGCTCTGGCCAGCCTGAGACGGGCTGACGAGAAGGAACTTCAATGACAATGTCCCCCGAGGATATTTGTGATGCGGTAGCCGTGGCGCTTTCTGCGACCTCGCCTGCCGAAACACGCCGCCTTTTGCGTAAGGCGGTGCGTGATTGCTACGATAATAACCTGACGCCCATCGAGCGCGACACCGTGGTCATCGCGTTTCACGCCGCTGAGTGCGTCAGGTATGGGGACTTGGGATTACCAAGGCCCGATCCCCTGACGATATCTGAGATCATCAAGCGCCTGCCGATCATGTCGCTTCTGGTTATCCTCCTGCCTGGAGGGTTCTGGAAAAAGACAATAGTCCCAGGCTCTTACTACCAGCCCATCATCGACGCCGTGCAGAACCCCGTAAAGCTTGGATACACGTCTGGAAAGTCCAGCGATCCTCAAGGGTATGTATGGGGTGGGCTTGCGGAAGTGAAGAACTACGATCCAAACGTCGTGTTGCTTGACGCGAGTTCTTACTACGCAACGAGCGCGTCTCCGACGGCGCGCATCTTGCTTGCTACACCGACCACGGTAGGGGCTTCGCCCGTGTCTCGGCCTACAACGAAGTCATCCAAATCCAAATCTAAATCGAAGGGAACTAAAATGCCTGATATCAAATCGCTCTCGCTCTCCGACAAGCCGCTTCAGACCATCGTCTATGGCTGCGTCCTCGCCTTCTCTCGCATGTACGACTCCAGCACTGACGCCGACTACGCGAAGACGGTGTGGAGTGGGATCGGGAAAGCCCTGCAAGATGCGGGCTGCGATGCCAAGCTGCTCGGCGCTGTGACCGCTACGCTCAACGCCATGAACGACACCAGCAAGATGCCGAAGTTCCCCATCGACGAGACGGACACAAGGTACACGTCCGACATGAAGGAGATCGCCGAAGCTCTGGTCGGCGCTGTCCCGCAGGACGGTGGCTACGTCTCAGCCGGAGAGAGCAAGCCGGTCGATAACTCTCTCGACCTCAAGCTCGATATCGACCCCGGCATGAAGCCCGCCATCGACGCCGTGTTCTCCAAGTCCAACAAGCAGGGCGTCAGCTTCGACGACTTCATGAAGAAGGTGGCCACGGTTCAGGCCGTCGCTACCAAGATCGAGGGCATGAAGCGGGAACTCGCCGACCTGCGTGCCAAGGCGGCGTTCGCCGCCCCGGCTGCCAGCGGTGGACCTGTGGCTGCCAGCGGCACCATCCCGTCGGGCAAGCTCGTGCAGGTGAGTGCACTCGACGTGTTCGGTAAGTGTGCGCACGGCCCGAACATCAAGAAGATGTTGGGCTTCGAGATTCCCATGTTCGAATGGGATGGCGCGCATCCCCACGTCCCTCGTCTCGACGATCACTTCTTCCCCATCGAGACGTTGGTTGTGCAGTTGTGGGCGCTGCTCAACAACCAGCCCATGTGGACGCATGGCCCCACGGGATCGGGCAAGTCCACCGGCTGGATGCAGATCGCTGCTCGTCTCGGCTGGCCCGTGCATCGGGTGAACTTCGACGCCGAGATCACACGTCTGGAGTTCGTCGGTCGTGACACCCTGAAGACGGATGGCGCTGGCCACACTGTCTCGGAGTTCGTCGAAGGCGTGCTGCCGATGGCAATGAATGGCCCGAACATCCTGCTGCTGGACGAAATCGACTTCGTCCGACCGGAAGTCGCAGCCATTCTCATGCCTGTCCTTGAGACTGGCACGCCCCTGATCGTGGCGGAGAACGGCGGCAAGGTCATCGCTCCGAACCCCATGTTCCGGGTGGTCGCCACGTCCAACACCAAGGGCGCTGGCGATGAGACTCGTACCTACCAGGGTACTCGGCCTCAGTCGGCGGCGCTGCGTAACCGCTTCACGGGTGGGTTCATCGAGGTCAACTACATGGCCTCGAAGGACGAGGTCGCCTTGGTCAAGAACAAGGTGCCGACGGTGCCTGACAAGGTGGCTGCGACCATCGTCAAGCTGGCCGGTGAAGTGCGGCACATGTTCAAGGCGGGTGACATCATCGAGACGTGTTCGCCTCGTGACCTGTTCTCCATCGCCAGCACGTTCACCCGCTACCACGCCCTGTTGGGTGACGAGAAGGCATCCTTGCGTAAGGCTGTCGATCTGCACCTGATCGGTCGCTGCGGCGAGAACGACACCCGTGCCATCAACGAGGTGTTCCAGCGGGTCGCCGCCTAGCGTCGTCTCATGGGCGGGGGCTTCGGTCTCCGCCCATATACCTCACGTCTCACCGTATAGGAGGACTGCCAAATGGCAGACTTAGGTATGTTACCGATCCAGTTCGAGCAGGCTTGCTCGACCACGGCTCGTGCTATGTCACGCAAGAAGAAGGTCACGGTCTCATTCGGCGGGACCGATGCCCATACTGTGAAGCGGGGTGACACGGTTCACATCACCCTGCCTTCGCTCGATCACTCGAAGACCATGACGCCGGAGGAAGTGTCAGTCACCCGTGGTTACGTTGACCACGAGTCGGCGCATGGTCTTGAGACTGACCTCGACCTGTGGTCCAGGGAAATGGGCGCAGCGAAACGTCGCAAGGATCACCTGCTCATGGCAGCGATGAACGCTTGCGAGGATTTGCGTATCGAGAAGCGCATGATCGAAGAGTATCCCGGCGCTCGTAAGAACCTCGCCGCCCTGGCTGACGCCGTGGCACAGGGCTACCTCGAAGGCCCGTACAAAGAGAACCCCGCCGTCGCCAACGATATCAAGATGATCGGGGCCATCGCTGCTACATGGGTGGGGCGCAAGCGTCTCGGCCTCCCGTGTGATCGGGTCGATGACTGCCTGTCCACTCTGCCAAAGGACGTGCTTGAGAAGGCGGAGAATTGGGCCAACGCCATCGACGGCGTCTCGACTACCGCTGATGCCATCGCTCTCGCCAAGATCATGTGCGAAGAGCAGCGTGATGGCGAGCCGCCTCCTCCCGAGGGCGACGGGGAGGGTGACGAAGAGGGCGGCGGGGAGGGTGACGAAGAGGGCGGCGGCAGTGGCAAGCCCAAGGGCCGCAACGATGGCGGCGAAAACAAGAAGGGCAAGCCCGGTGGTGTGGGCGGCGGGGGCGACATCGAGATGCGCAGCTTTGAGAATGGCGTGATTGATCCCACGCTACAGATCGAAGACTTCCTCGATATCCCTGACGTTCTCGGCACCAGCGGCTATCGTCCGCTTACTACCAAGTTTGACCGTACTCACCATCGCAAGGATGCGGTGGACAAGTACCGGTCGATGGTTCCGAAAAACCTGAAGGAGATGATCGCTGACGCCACCAGGGACAGGGTCTATGCCAATGGGTACAAGCGTTACGATAGTCGGCATGGCGGGCCCGTGGACGTGAGCGGCCAACCACTGCTGGCGGAGGATGTCAAATCCCTTGAGAACATGCTCTCACGCTACAACAGCGAGGACTACATCACCGACTGTTCGTTCGGAGCGCGGTGGCTGGCTAATGAGAACGGCCTGAAGAACTACCTCAGATACCGTGGTCAGATCGCCCGACACATCGGGGTCATGTCGAAGAAGCTCGGCCTGTCCCTGATGGACAAGCGTCGGCGTCAGTTCACTGGCGGGTACGAGGCCGGTCGCCTCGATGCCCGTCGTCTCATTGCTGCGACCACCGGTTTCATGAAGGTGTTCAAGCAACGTGAGGACACGGATGATCTGAACACCGCCGTCTCACTGGTGATCGACTGCTCTGGTTCGATGAGAGGAGCGAAGATCATCGCCGCTACTCAGTGCGCTATGGCAATCGCTGAAGCGGTCGAGCCGACCGGCGTGCCGTTCGAGATCGTTGGCTTCGGCACCATGAGCGGTGGGCCTGTCGAATCAATCATCATGGAACAGGTGTCCAAGTTCTGTGGTGAGAGGTACGACAGGCGTGGCATCTTGGACTTCTTCGAGTTCAAGCGGTTCGACGAGACACTGCACCAGTGCAAGCAAGCATTGGGCAACGCCCCGCTCACCGTACAAGGGTCGAACATCGACGGTGAGAGTGTCGTGATGGCGCTCGAACGCCTGCTACGCAGGGAAGAGAACAAGAAGATCATGGTGGTTCTGTCGGATGGGTTGCCTGCCTACGCGACGGACACTGGTGCGGCGCACCAGAACCTTCGCGATAGCATCGCCATGTGTACGGCCCACGGTGTTAACGTCATCGGCGTTGGCATCAGGAGTGACGCCGTGTCTCAGTTCTACCCGAACTACGTGGTGCTGAACGACATCGCGGATTTGTCGGGTGCCGTGATCGACAAGGTTTCTATGGCCATGACCGGTCAGTCGATCAGCAAGGCTGCCGATCTCATCAAGGCGGGTGCTGATAGCAAAGGCAACGCCCGCCGCAAACGTGTGGCTTAGAGCGAAGACGAAGCGCGGATACACAATCCCTCAAGCTTGGCTGAGACTAGTACCCGGCAGGAGCATGAGGTTTTGGGCTGAGGTCGCGGAGGAAGTGAGAAAGCGCGGGGTCACGAAGAGTGACCTCGCGTCCATTCAACAGATAGTGAAGGATAAAGACGATGACAAACAAGCTCGTTAAGAACCAACTCGGTGGCCTGATGCCGGGTGAAGGCAAGAAGCAGGACGACGCCAACACCGCACGCAAGGCCAGCACCGAGAGGCAGGGAAATTTTTCCGATTACTCTGGCGGAAACTATGGGGGAGGCTATCGCCATAACCAGCGCACGTCTCGCTTTTCTTCGCCGGAGTTCTTCGACGATCCGATTGCCGACATCGGTGGTCGTAACCACTCAAGCATCGGCGGCAGCGCACGCCGTCAAGATAGCTTCTTGGATGACCGTGGTGATATCCCAGACTTCATGAGGCGCGAGGGAACCAGACCCTCCACGTCTTCGTCTCACATCCCGATGCGTGTCCGTCAGGACATGGGGCGTGAGGCATGGGAGATCGTCAACGTTGTGCTGTCAGACGATCAGAAGACTGCCTACATCCCTGAAGCGGACATGGCCGTGGTCGGGAAGGCAGTGGTCCGTGGCATCGCCGACGTTCTTGATGGCACCAACCTCGTCATGACCACGGCGGCGGTCGGCATCCTCAAGGACTGGCAGACCAAGGTCATGGAGGAAATGGTGAAGACCGGTGGCCTTCTCTACAAGGACGTGTACCAGGGGTACGTCAAGATTGAGGTGGGCGAGGCCCCGTCCAGTGCGGCAGCCGTCGCCGCCAAGGAGGCGGGCGCACAGTCCACGCTTGAGCAGCAGGTAGACCTGCTGGCTGACGAGGTTCGTCGAAAGCCCAAGACGAGGGTCGATGAGTGCATCGACAACATCTACGCTGGCGATAGCTACGACGCCATGATGGCGCTGTATAAGTCGGCGGCAAAGACCTTCGGCTATGGCGTCGGCAACGTCGAAGACTTCGTCGAGCGTAATCAGTTGGTCGCGCGCATGAAGAAATGCGCCGAACCCGACTTCGAGTAGGCAGATGAGCGGGCATGACTTCGAGGAAATGCTTAACAGCATCCTCGAAGGCATGTCGCTTTCAGAGACAAAGCGACATGCTGATCGGGTCATATCACGTCTCAATATGCTGGACGGTGCGGAGGAGTACCGCATCGAACACAAGACCCCGACAGGGGCCAACCCACTACGCCCGACCAAGGCTGGGGGGTATCGTGCGTTCTGGATGAAGAAGATTGACGGCGTGAACTGGTCACTCGGGAAGACGAGACAGAACCTCCTGTGTGTCGATGGTCCGTTCCTCAAGACGACCACATACCAGAAGTCCCTAGCTCCTGGGGATGCCGTTCTGATTGGCAGGACTAACGCTGACGGTACAAAGCAACTGGCGCTGTGTGAGTACACCACTGACGATACCGATGTGTTCGAGTTCGTCGATGAGTTCGCTCACATCATTCACGTCCCGTTGCCATACCTCCGGCCCATCTATCGTGGCGTTCCAGACGGGGCGAGTATGCCGAGGCTCCTAACAGTCATGTGGTCCACCAAGTCTACCGTTCTTGAGGACTTCACTGACGAGGACGAGATCGTGCGCAAGCATCCCGACCTCACGCCATATCGTGGCAGACCTAACATGCTGCATCTGCTTGTGCGTCTCAAAGAAATTGGGATGTGATCCATGGACATGAATCGCCTAATCATCGAAGTCACGGTGCTGTACTTCATATGCAACATCGCGCTGCTTGCGATCCTCCCCCCCATGACGGTGAGGGGCACGTTGCGTTGCCTGTTGTTCGGGGTCTTCATTGTGGCTGTTCATATGTCGGAGGAAGAGGACGATGGGTCTGATAGTTAAGGCTCACGGAGACGTGTGGTACATCAGCGGGAGCCTCATGAACGTTGAGGTCTTCCGGTCCACACGTCTCCCCGCAGAGAAGCGGTACATGGAACTGGCCGAAAAGATCAGGATCGCCGCCGAAGTAGCTATTGCCGAGGGGCGCAACCCATTTCCCAAGGCCACCCGTACCGTTCGAATGGCGGTGGACAGCCTGCTTAAGCAAGAGCGGCTGACAAACGCCGGGTACTATCTGATACGAGAGTTCGCCAGATCAATGGGCGACCGCGTCATCAACTCCCTGTCTCACGAGGAGGTGCAGGCATGGGTAGAGAAGCACTTCTCTGATCCACTAACCGGAACGTGGCGCGTCAAGCCATCCACGATTCGTACTGAGACGAGCGTACTCAAAGCCATGTGGTCGAGGGAGTACGACCTTGGTAACGTCAGGCGACCGCTCAAGCTGACGCTTCCAACCCTATCGCCGGGTCGCATCCTGTTCATGACGCCAGCCCAAGCGAAAGCGGTCATGTCCAATGAGACGAACACAACGGGCAGACTGTTCATGTTCCTGCTTAAGACAGGCGCTCGCCCTCGTGAGGCATTTAACCTGCGGTGGGAGGATGTCGTTCTGCGAGACTCAAGCGGCGACCCCCTGGTGTGCGGGCACGTCACCTTGCGTAGCAAGAAGGGGAAGCGTGGGACAGTGCGCGCCCGCACCCTCACGCTTGATGAAGACCTGACCCATATACTACGCCACACGCTCCACCAACCACATGGCTACGTGTTTGAGACCAGCGAAGGGCGACCTCGTACCGGCAAGAACGCCGACCTCACGCTCAACAAAACGTGGCAGCGCTTGAAGAAGAAGCTAGGCCCTGACTTCAAGGACTTCACCGTCTACGACATGAGACACACGTTCGCATCGAACATGATTCAGAACGGCGTACCTCTTGAGAAGCTGGCTGTACTGATGGGGCACACCCGGCTTGAGACGACGCGCCTGTATGCGCACCTTCGCCCCGTCGATGTATCAGGAGAAATGGCCAAGTTAGGATACTGAAATGCACAAATACTGGATAATGGACAAGCTGGGGCAGCCGATCCAGGTCTCCATGAGGGAGTGGGCCGAGTGGTTTGAATCCAGTGATCGTATCGTTGCTCAAACCAGACTCGGCGACATCTTCATCAGCACCGTGTTCCTCGGCATGGACCATGGCTTCGGGCGCAGCAGCGTGCCCATCCTGTTTGAGACGATGGTGTTTCCCGAAAACAACCTCAGCATCGAAGAGGGTGGCTACGTGGAATCCGAATGCTATCGCTTCGCCACAAGGACGGAGGCCCTGCTGAACCATAAGGAGATGGTCGAGAAGTACAGGCAGATAGTCCTGAAGGCCCAACGAATTGTTTTAGTGGAGGAGAAGGTTGACAAAACAAACGTATGAACGAGGGTGGGACGTTCGCAATATTGTGCGCGACGGGGTTGCCCAAACCATCGCTATCGTCCACTGTCGCAAGTGTGACGTGGAGGGATCAATCAACATAGCCGAGACGGCCACTCGGCATCACATACCAAAGGCATTCTGGAAGATCGGGTGGGACGTTGATCTTCGGAACAAGGCAAGAGCCAAGTGTCCCGACTGCAATGGGTTCAACAAACGTAGATCATTAGACAACAAGGAGGCTACGCCTACCATGAGCGATACCAGTGCAACGAAAGGCGCGGGCGACATCTTTAAGATGCTGTCCCCATCCATCAAGACTTCGATCCGTGAACTGCTCGAAGGCCACTTTGATGTGGACAAGGGGTACTACCTTCACAGCTACAGCGATCAGAGGATCGGGGCCGACCTCAACATCCCGTGGGCTGCGGTGGCCTACATCAGAGACCTGATGTATGGCCCGCTCAAGAGCGACCCCGAGATCAACGCGATCCGCATCGAAATCCAGGGTGAGCGCGAGGAGCTTGCGAAGTCCCTCGACAGGCTGGCGAAGACAGACGCTCGTCTCAAACAGCTTGAGGACCGGCTCGACAAGGTGTCCAAGCGTTTCTCATCGGGGGCGTAGCCGTGGCCGCAGCACCAAAACCAAGCGCCGCCCCTTGCGGTTCGTGCCCCTACCGCAAGGACGTACCTTCAGGGGTGTGGCATGAGGACGAGTACAAGAAGCTGATCCAGTACGATGGAGACATCTTGGACCAGCTTAAAAAAGGGGGGACGGCCCTGTTCATGTGCCATCAGAACGACGGCCATCTGTGTGCTGGATGGGCGGGGTGCCACGATACAAGCAATCTGGTGGCGCTACGTCTACACGACGTTGATCCCAGCACCTTCGACTACATCTCACCCGTCCCACTGTTCGGGTCGGGAGCCGAGGCGGCGGCACACGGGATGGCCAAGATCGACAACCCCGACAAGCGTGCGAAGGCGACAATCAAGAAGCTCGCGAGACGTAAGGCTAGGAAAGCCCGCAGCGCCGGATCATCCGGCGGAAGTCGGGGCCGTACTTCCTGAGCAGCTTCTTCGATGCCATCCCAAGAGCCGAGTCAATCGCCGCAGCACGTTCGCGTTCCCACTTCCGCTTCGCCTTCTCAAGCGGAGGCCAGCAGTCATGGTCAATCTTCCACTCCCTAGCAAGGAGAGAGCGGACCATATGGTCAGAGAGATTGTACCTGTCCATAAGATCACGAACCGTAAGCCCTCGGTCATGGTGGTCTCGGTACATCCGAGCCGCCTTGATCTTGTGCTTGCGGTTGGTGACGCAGGACGTGTCGATGCCGCGTTTGCGGTATCTCTTGAGACGATTGACGTAAACGCTATCCGACATCTTCACCGTTCTCCTCGACGATGTGATGGCCCGCCACCTTCACGAAATCCTTGAGCCTCATGACAACGAGGCTGTCCTCGGTCTGCGTCCTGCTGCTCCGTGAGACCACGACGGGGATGCCCTTGGTGTTCACCGACCCCATGATCGCCTGATTGAGCGCCTCATGGATTTGCAAACGCTCAGTGCGTTTCAGTTCCATGTGGAAGGGCTTGGTGTTCTCAAGGTCCGACGAACTGTCAGCACGCCCACCACCTGACAGAAGGCGTCGTCTCACCACCTGACGACCGAACAGTTTTCCGTTCAGATACTCGGCGACCTCGCGCTCGTAGTCGTCGCCCTTCTGCTTCGATCCTCGGTGGCTCACCTTACGTTTCTTCACAGCCATTGTTGACCCCTGTGTTTTTCCTACCGTATATTGTGGTCGCCAGAGCGGTTGCGGTCTCCTTCCCGTAACCTGACGGGCGGAGGGATATCAGGCCCCTCCGTCCGTCGCTGGCGTAAACCACTTCCGCAAATCGCTGATCGGAATCCTCGTCTCCTGGGAGACGTTGTGCAACGGGATATGCTGGTTCACCAGCCGATAAGCGTGCTGCCTCGGGCTGTCCTGGTTGATGACGGCCCTGTCGCCTGTATAGGGATCGGCCACAAAGCCCAGGTACACCCTGCCCGTTCCCGCAATCCCCTCACGGTTCTTCCCATACTCAAGCGCCATGACCTCGGACAACACGCCGCCCGACCGAAGGCGCGCGTACTGCGTCATCATGTTGTACCCGAACTCATCGTACACGCCCCCGCGCATGAACGCCTCGCGCTTCTTCGTCTGCACGCGCGCGTCCAGTTCTTCCGGCGTCGGGGTGTAGCCCCCCACCATTTGGTTTGCCCCACCATAGACGGCGACGACCTGCATCTGCATGTCCACCATGTTCAACTGTGCAGCGGACCCAGCCTCGCGACCAACTCCATGCTCACCGGGCTTGTTCGAGTGATGGACCCAGATCACTGTCATGCCCAGGTTGTCACGAATGTACTTCATGAGACGATTGGGTTCGTTCCACGACCAAGCCACGTTCTCGTCGAGACCGGGCCACGCCGAGCGGATCGTGTCGATGACAACGACCTCGGGTTTGAAGTGGTCAATGAGACCAAAGAACTCCTGTCGCCCAGGCTGGCTGTTCAGGTAGCAGTTGTTCGGCATCATAGCGGCGGTGACATAGTGGAAGTTGTCGAGGTTCCCACCGTAGACGTTTTGGAAGTTCTTGATGCGAGACATAGCCTCACGTCTCGCCATTTCGTAGTCGAAGTACAGCACCCGAGCGCCACGCTCCACGACGAACGGTCCCCAATGCTGCGCGTTGGCCACGTTCCAGAGCAGCGACATGGTGATGAGGCTCTTGCCCGACCCACTGTGGCCATGCACCTGGACGATCTTAGGGTGGAAGAGCAATGGATGGGCGATGCAATCCAACTCCATCCCTGCGCCATCCTCAAGCATCTTGGCATCAATGACCGGGAAGGTCTGAGCATTCAGCGCGTCACGCTGCACAATCAGTTGGCCACTGACATCGTACCTACCAGGATTTTTCGAACGGTCCTTGGCCACAATACTGTTGACGGTGCGAGCGACCTCGGAAGGTTCGAGGATATCCTCATAGAAGGTGGCCATGAATTTCTCAGCGACCTCGGTCAGCGCATCTCCGCCGAAGCCCTGCTGAATAGCCTCACCTATATACCGAGTCAGCCAGTGGTTACGGCCATCACCGTTCCGCAGCTTCCCCTTCTCCGAAACCAGCCGGTGCATTTGCTCCCAAACCGTCTTGTGTTCCTTGAACTGTTTGGTGTGGGAGAGATCAAGTCCACCGGGCGTCATCAACGTCGGGTCTTGGCGGGTGCGAAGACCCTGAACCACCTGTTGGGTCTGCTCAATGTATGCAGTGGGGAAATCAGGCATCGCCGTTTTGATATCGTAGAGATCAATGCCGGGGTCCAAGTCCCATTCGTACTGCATGTCCTTTCCGGCGAACGTCGAAGCGGAAGGCGGAGCGACAACAAAGCCACCGTCTCCTCGCACGTCAATGTTCTGCCCAAGAACGTTCGCGCCGTTCTTCACTCGACCATCGGTCGGGTACTTGAAGTAGAGGTGCATCCCGCGTCGGGTCTTGACCCTGACCGGCGACCACACACCAAGCTCTTTGCATTTCTCTACAGCTACTGCGTTATCGCAATCGACAACAGCAATGCCCGACACTGGACCAGTGATGATGCCGATGTTGAAGGGGAAGAGGCGACCGCCTCTTGAAGTGGGAGCGCCATGCTCACACCAGTTGTCCCATTCATCAGCCGTGGTGCAGCGACCGATGTACTCCGTCCACTTATTGACGGGCCGCTTGTCAGTAGGACTAAGCGGCATGATGGAAAGCTGAAGGTCGGAAATATATTTGGTGCCGTAGTCGTAGACTTGCTGCATCAGTAGCGCAGCATCAGGCGCTTCACTCATTGACTTCCCCTCTATAACCAGATTAAAGCAGATTTGACCACTTGCAGCCCGCCAGAGCTTCGGTCTATGTTCCACACCTTACGGGGAGATTCCAGTGAATTCCATATCCGATATGATTGAGTCGGCAGAGCATGATCGTTTGACTGCTCTTGCTGCTGAGTACGTTGGCTTGGACGAAGCGATGAAGATGATGGCCGAACAGATGGCCGCTATTCGGAAGACGTTTCTCGAAGCCGAAGGTAAGAGGCTGAACTACCAGGGCACCACATACCACGGCCTGTTTGAAGTTAAGTACAGCGAGAAGGCGGTCGGGGGGTGGAACAGGGCGGGGATCACGCGGCTCGCCCAACGTCCTGACCTTCCCGTGTTCAAGACGCTCGTCTCACACCAGCTTACATTCAGCGACGACCGCTTCCTTAAGCTGCCGCCCGCTGAACAGATGTTGGTGATGAAGGCGCGCACTGGTCGCAAGAAAGAACCCGAAGTCAAAATCACCACGAGGCAACAGAAGATCAATGCGAAGAAGGGAAGGCGTAAGTGAGTATCGAACTGAACGCACCGTTGTTTGCCCCCATGTCTACGTCTCAGGCATCAGGGCAGCGACACAACATCCTCGTCATGGGGATTCACGGCACGGCGAAGACCACTCAAGCGAGACACATGAAGACGGCCTATGGCCCCGGCTTCATCGTCTCTGGCGAAGCGGGTCTGAAGAGCCTTAAGGATTTGGATATCGACTACCTCCCGTTTCAAACCTGGGATGGACCGGTCGATCCCGCTCAAGGCATCTACTCCTTCAAGGCGGTCATGAAGATCATGCAGTCGCCCGCCTTCAAGGCCAAAGGCTACAAGTGGATCATGCTCGATAGCTCGACCGAGTTGAGCTACGTGCTTGACGACCACTTCGAGAAGCATCCCGACTTGTGGAAGGATGCGAAGGGTCGCCCCAACAACTTCGACCGATGGGACCAGTACAATCGGGAAATGATCGGAGCCTTGAAGTGGTTCCGTGACATGCCCTACCACGTCATCGTCACGTCTCTTGCCAAGGAAGTGATGGGTGCCAGTGGCAGGCCTGAGTTCTGGCCGATGATGAAGGGGCAGGCTGCTGGTCGCGAAGTGGCTGGCATCTTCGACTTCATATTTGGTCTCGTGAAAACCACCGGTGAGAACGGGAAAATCAAACGTCTGATTGTCACCGACGAGATCAATGGGTGGAAGTGCAAGCATCGCACTGATCCCAGCAAACCCCTTGAGCCGTACTACGAGGGGGCCGATATCACACAGCTTCTGCGCTACCTTGAAATGTCCCCCGAGGCATGGGCTGCTTACGTTGATGCCATGCAGAAGGTGGCCACATGAAGGCCCGTGAGAAGGGGGCTGCGGCCCTGAGACTCCGCAAACCTGAGTGGGCAGCCGAGCAGTTGGAGGTCACGGTTGAGACGCTGGAGAAGTGGCGCGCTCAACACATTGGCCCGCCCTTCTATCGACTGAGTTCTCGCCTCATTCGCTACAGCGTGCGCGACATTGAGGACTATAAGAAACGCCATCGCATCACCACCAAACGTAAATAGGAAGGAACACCATGAGCTTCGGAAATACCTCTGGCTACGATATCGACCTGTCCACCGTCGAGGTGCGGTCGGGAGCGGGCAATAAGCCGCCGCTTGGCTACCACGTTGCCCGCGTCATCTCGGGTGAGGACAAGCTGTCGAAGGATGGCAAGTCTAAGATGGCCCTCGTCCGCTTCGAAGGCTACGGCCCCGGCGGTAAGTTGTTCGAGTTCGAGGACAACTTCATGATCCAGCACGCCGAACAGGCATACGCTCATAACTACAAACAGGCGGTCGAGATCGGACACCAGAAGATCAAGAGCCTGTTGGTCTACGGTCGGGCAGCCAACCCGAACAAGTTCACCGGGATTCAGCAGTTCCTTGGTCTCACTGTCGGCGTCCTTATCGCGCCGTCCGAACCCTACGTCGGGAACGACGGCAAGCAGCGTGAGGGCTGGCCGCGCATCGCCGAACGTGAGAAGCCGTTCTACTATCCCCAGGAAATCGCCGAGCTTCAGCAGCGCAATGGTCAGACCGTCAGTGTCCCGGCCTTGCCTCCCGCTGACGCAACCGGCGCTATGATGGGGGCACCGCCGACCGCTCCGGCTCCCATGCCCCAGCCGCGTCCGACCCCGGCGTTCGCTCCCGTCATGCCGGGGATGCCGTCCGCCGCACCGACGCCCGGAGCTTGGGGTGGTCCCGGCAATAGCGCCGACGTTCCGTTCTAGTTTCTAGATGGGTTCCCTTGGGGGGGGCGCACATTAACCCCCCGCGCCTCCCCCCTTTTTTTATGAGGTCACATGACCATCGAACGGTTCGACATTGAGGACTCTCTTGATACCGGTGCGCTGGATTGGTCTTGGTCTGAGACCATCGGCGGTTCGAACGTGGGGCATGAGTGTGATGCCTATATCGGATTTACGCTGCGCTCATTCCCGACCTTCGATACTTACCGCATGAAGCGTGTCTTCGGTCTTGGCCATGCGATTGAGGACATCGTGGTCAGGGAGTTGTCCAACTCCGTCTTCGACGTGATCCCGAAAGACCCGGCGACCGGGAAACAGTACGTCTTCAAGGCATACGGAGGCATGGTCAAGGTCAAGCTGGACGGCGTCATCAAGACCAAGTCATCGAACACATGGTCCGTTCTCGAAGTGAAGTCGTCCAATGACTCCATCTATAGGCAGGTGGATAAGCATTGGGAGAAGAACATGCCGTGGCATAGCCAGCTTCAGCTTGGGATGTTGCTGTCTGGCTTACCGCAATCGGTGATTGTCATCTCGAACAAGAACACCTCTTCGCTTATGTCCTTCAAGGTTACTGCTGACGATCTGACTCAAGGATGGCTGAAGGCCCGCATCGAGAAGCAGTTCACGAAGAACGTCCGCCGTGTCTCAACTACCAAGGAATATTTCGGCTGCAAGATGTGCAAGTTCAACTCGTACTGTTGGGAAGGACGCGATCTTCCCGTCAGCATTGGGCCTGCCTCTTCGTCTTGCCGGTCATGCGAATACGCTATTCCCCAGGCTACAGGCTCCTGGGAATGCACGTTGCACATGCGCCCCGCCACCGCAAAGTGCGACGACCACAGTCAGTGGCGACCTCTTATGAAGGAATAGGAACTATGCCCAAGTACATTAAAGCTGAAGGCAATCCCAATTTGACCCTGTCTAAGTTTGTACCCATCGCCGTCAATGCCGTCGCCACTAGCATGGCGAGGATCGAATTCACCAAGTCTCTTTCTGTTAGCGATCAGGCTCGCATGTCTCACAAAAAGATTGCTGAAATGGCAGACTCTTACGCCATGACGGCCTGGGAAAAGCACGTCTCTGAAGCTAGTGCGGTAGCCCAAGGCATGTGGGCACTGATGAACCAGTTCCAGGCCCACGGCATCAGCTTCGAGGAGTTCTTCACGGCGTCCCCCAATCACAATGAGGCCATCCAGAAACTCGTGGCCACCATGGATTCCCAGGAAAAAAACCACCTGGATGAAGCGTTGTCTGAAGTCCGCAAAAAGGTCGAGGACATCTTCACTCAGGTCAAGGGCACGAGCAATTCTGCGAACGCCCCCATTTCCTCCAGACCCAACATCGGCGAGGCCATCTACAAAGTTGTGTCCTCCTCTGAGACGAAGGAGGACGCGCTTGCCGGTATCGAGGCCCTGCTTCAGAGCGCTCACGGTGCCGAGAAGGTCTTCATTAAGTTGGTCACCAAGCAGTTGATGGCCAACTCTCCGTTGACGATTCCTGGCCATGGGTCTATCGACAAATTCGTGATCTCTTCTGAGACGAAGAACGATGCCCTCAAAACCGGATCGAGTAACTGACCTAGCTCCCGCTCCTGGCCCTGTTCGACAGGCTGGAAAGAAATTCGTTAAGCAATGGAACGACTTGACCAACCTGAAGATCAGGGCCTTGAGCAACAAGCGAACGCCCCGAAGGCTTCGTGCGCTCATAGACATTGATTGGGCGATGGAGTTACTTCTCGCAAAGTGCTGTGCTAAGATCGGCATCAGCGTGCGTGACGCAACCGACCGATGATTGGGTAAGAGCCTCTTCCACCTCCCCCGACTTCGGCCTAGCCACGGAGGCGGAGGGTTAAATAAATTGTTGGATGTCTTGTCTGATCGGCCTCTCTGCACGGTGTTCGCGCCCCGTGTTTATCTCACGGTCTGACGAGGGTAAGGGTGGGGAAGAGCTAAGGGAATAGACACCTTAATCCAGCAGACCGTGGCAACTTTCTCTAACAACTTGAGGTCTTGCATGTCCGAAGAAACCGCGCAGGGCGAACTGCCCTTGAATTTGGCCCGTCACATTGACGACGCCCCTCCCCTTACCGACGAAGAACTCAAGGCAATCCGTAATCCTGAGACGTTCATTGCCGTACTGAGGACGCCGAAAGTTATCGTCGGCCTCATCCTCAAATCCATCAAGCGGCTTCAACAGGAGATCGACAAGTCGCGTGGCCTGGAGATTGAGATTGAGGCCATCTCGCGCAAGGCCGCGAAGGAGGAGTCTCACGACGACATCCTGAACCGAATGATGAACACGCCAAGCGGTCGGGCTGCCATCCTGGCCTACTCTGGTAAGGCGGAGAAGATTGATTACGTCGAGAAGATGAACGACCTCGAAATGGTGGAGCAGTACAAGCGCAATCTTCTTTCCTCACTGAGCAAGTACGACAGCACCGCAAAGACTTACGTTTCACTTCATAGCGCTACGCCCAATCTTGTTGGGTCTGGACTCAACCCTCCTGATACTGAGCGTCTTCGTCAGGCCATCAACGGAGAGGCTGAAGTCAGGCCCCTTATTGAGACCAAGCCCGCAAGGAAAGGCACGCCCGGTCAACGAGGGGCTACCGCCGCTCAGATCGCAAGCGCCATCGAGCAGGCCCGCAATATGGTTGAGTCGGGGACCGTTAAGGTGAAGGCCTCTTAACGATCAACGCGATGCCAGCCTTGTCGGCATTGCAGTTGTCCACGATCTCCTCGTAATCCTCCAGGACCAACGCTACGTCTCGCTGCGTGGCGTTGGGGCCTGGACGTTCCGGCTTAGGGCACGGGACGAGGAGTTGCGCCGGGACTTCCGGCGGCGGGATTCGCTCGATCTTGGTTACTGTCTTCGTGTGGCCGCAGCCGGTCAAGCTGACGGCGAAGCACAGGAGCAATGGGACCATCATCGGTCGGTGGAGCATTTACGATCTCCTTACGGACAGTGTCCGCCTTCTTCCTGTTCTGTGTTTTGTTCGTGACGACCTCAGTTGTGATCGTCTCAATCCGCTGATGCTCGATTCTTTCCAGCCGCAGGTTCTCTGCGTTGCTGTTCGCCACTTCGATGGCGTTGTCTAGCTGCACCTTGAGACTGCCATTCTCCTTGATGATCCCCACGATATAAAGGGCACCAAGGGCGAGCATGGCGCAGCCGACCACAATCCCCACAAGCTTCCACGGAATCAGATTGAGCGGGATCACGAGCGCCCCTGCGACCTATCGCTCGCGCGGGCGTACATCATGTACCCAATGAGCAGGGCGATGGCGACAAACACGATCCACATGTGGTCCCTGATGAACGGGGCCACCTGCATGAGCAAGTCCTGATGATCCGAGACCGCAGCCAGGATGTCCGTCTGAGACGCAACACCCGTCACCGCCGTCGTCGCAAGAGCGGCAGTACCACCGCTCATCGTTCTCGACCTGGCCAGCGGGGTCTCGCCCTCGGCGTAGGACGGCGGCATGTAGGTGTCGTCGAACTGCCCCTCAAGATACTTGCTGCACTCGACCGCCCGACGTTCGGTGAGACCACGGCTGACCAGTAGCTTCTTGGTCGCAGGGTCTCGATACTTATTGTAGAGATTGAAGGCCTGGGCAGCCTGGGCGTATTCCCCGGCATTATGCAGACGGCACACCGATGAGGACGCGAACGCCGCCTCGCCAATGTTGTAGCAAAGCCCGACCATTGCATCGAACTGCTCCTGGGTAGTCTGCGGGCACAGGGTATTCACCTTCGCCTCAAACCTGTTGGTGTCCAGGTCAAGCAGCAGGACGGCCTGCTCCTTGGTGATCCTCATGCCGGGATGGACATCCGGCCCCGTGTGGCCGTAGCCGATGGTCCAGATTCCGGCTTGGCATTGATAGGCTTCGAGACGAAGGCCCTCCTTCTCCTCGATATGCCTCATGCCCCAATCAGAGAGAACCTTAAGCATGGTTAATACACAGACATGAGGCCGTACACGGCCCCACCCGCCAACGCGGCGCTCAGGAAGCTCGTATTCCAGCCAAGTTTAAGGGCGATGGTGTAACCCACCGGCTGGTACGCCAAGACCACCAGAGGCCCGGAAAACGCCAGAGCGGGCACTCCCAGGACGGACGGCCCCCCCATGAAAAACCCCAGACCGATCAACGGAAGGGCGTACCGCAAACTGGAATAGGTCAGCCAGTACGGCAAGCCCATGATATCGCCCACTTTTTTGTCGAACGCCATGTTCAGTAGGCCACGGATCGGGTCGCGCCAGAAGTCGGACGCCCGAACATCTTGGGTGTGAGGCCGCAACATGGGACCGTGGCCGACGTTCCAGATCAGAGCCACCAGGAACAGGTTCCCAATGACACACCGCCAAAGCTCAAAATTGAAAGGGCGTGTGGCAAGGCAGATCGCCACACCCCAGGCAAAGAGGCTTGCCGTCCAGAGGACGCGACCAAAATGAAGGCCGAAAATCTCTTCGAGAGTGTCGTCTCGAAGTTCATGGAGGAGAAAGCCTCCAGCGACCATGCTCACGATGATGATGAAGAGTTCCATGTTGGCCCCTATTTGAACAACTTGTTCCCGAATCCACTGCTGGACTCGCTGAAAGGACTATCGCCACTGGCTTCCCCGGCCACGGTATCCACGATCTTGTCGCGAAGGCCCTTAATGCCCCCGACGATGGGGATGCGACCAGCCAAGGATCGCACGCCTTGACGTTCAGCGGCAACACCGTTGTCCTCGCCATGGGTGAGGGCATCAGCCCCACCAGCGGCGACGTTGAACGTATCGAAGGCCAGCCCGACGGAGGGACCAAAAATTCCAGACATCGCACGCTGGAACCCGTAGGCCCCGTTATCAAGCTGCTGCGCGGTGTCGTAGAACATGTTCCCGATCAGGCCGAGGCCCCCGGCAATCATCAGGCCCTCGACATACCAGCCGATAGCTTTGTCAGCAGAACCAAAGGGTTCCACCTCGACCCCGAACTGTTCCGCGAGCTTGGAGAACTGGCGTTCCCGGAACTCGGGTGACGCCTGATCCGCCCCGCCGCGAGACTGGACGATGTCCTTGAGACCATTGGCGGTCATGCCAGCACCAGCACCCAAGGTCATCAGGTACATGAGGGGGGCAATCGACCCCTGTTGACCGCCCGAAGAGATGTACGACCCGGCCTGTCTCATGACCCGGCCCGTCATCTTTTGGAACATCAACGGGTAGGACTTAAGCTGGAACACCAGGGAGCCGACCGGTCCCTGTGCCCACAGCGGCTTGTCCTGGAACCCAGGCTCGAACACCGCCTCATTGGCAAACCGAAGGACCGCACGCTTGATGGCGTCGTCTCCGGCGAGACCAATGCTCTCGATGCTCGGCGAACCATGCTGCGCGTAGTCGGACAGGCCGAACTCACGCAGCGTCTGGAAGGCGTTCCTGAACGAGCGGGTATTCTGGTTCCCCTCGTTGATGCCACGCTGGACCTTGCGCTGTGCGGCGACGAGAGTCTCAAACCCGACGCTGCCAGCGATCTCACGCTGAACGGCAGTCCACTTGCCGAGGCCGATCCCCTCGAAGAACGCCTGCATCTTCGGGCTACCATCGCGCGCGTAGACCATCGGCACGTTCTTAGAGATCGTGCGGTGGACCGACAGTCCGATGTTCCGAAGGGCCGTGCGCCATTCAGGATCGTTCGCGTATTTGGCCCATCCCTTGGTGTACGCGGTAAAGCTGCCCGAACGAATGAGCGGAAGCACCACGTCCGAAAGAGAGGTCAGGGTGGTGAAGCCAAGAAGCGACACGGAGTTAACGTCCTTGAGCATCTGAGACGTGCGGTGAGCCGCATCGCCGTAGGTCTGCCCGAGGGTCGCCGTCTTACGCAGCATCCGGCGGAACGTGGTCTCGACCTGACCAAGCTCCTGAGCGTTCAGGGCGTTGCCGGTCCAACCGAAGTCCATAAGGCCATTGACCACGGCTTCGACGCGCTTGGCGTAACCCTGAGACACAGGGCTTTTCATGTTCATCAGCGAGTTCATCGCCTTTTCCATGACGACCTGACGCGGGAGATTGTCCCGGCCACCCTGCTCGATCTGAGCAATGACGTTGTCGATAGCATCTTCCGCATGTTTGCGGACCTTGAAGCCCTTGATGACGTCAAGCTGCACGTCTGCGGGACGAACGACGTTGTCGCCCGAGACGTAGTTGTACCGCTTGTTGATGATCTTATCGGTCATCAGTAGATCAATGGCACCAGTGCGCCCCTCTTGAGCGATGGTCATGTAGTCGAAGAAGCCGTGCATGTTCTGACCGAACTTCTCGGTCGTGAGGCCACGGAGCGTGCTTTCGTCGATGTACTTCGACATGACCGAACGGATGTCGCTTTCGAGGAAGGGTTCGAGAGCGTCCAGTTCCTTGCGGAACTTCGGGTCATCCAGGCGGATCATACGCTGGAAGTCAGCGTCCATGTTGGACGCACGCTTTTCCGCGCGCGGGGGAACCCATACGCCGTTGTCGTCAGTAATCCTTTGCGTCACGCCGCGAGCTTTGGCCAACGCTTCCTCTTCAGAGAGGGCCTTGCGACCGTCGATGATCGCTTCCTTCTTGAAGTAGTCCGCAAGACGAAGCTCGAACATGGCCCGCTTCTGCTCGATCCGACCGGCGTTCCAGACCTGGGGGAAGTACCCCTTCGGGATGTAGCCGATCTTCACGCCATTGGCGCGCAGCGACTTAAGTTCGTTGGCGAAGCTCTGGTTCAGGTGGTTATACAGCTTGACCTGATCGCCGGTCAGGCCAGTCGGGTCCGCACGTCTCACTGCCTGAACAACCTGCGTCAGCCTTTCGGACTGCGGGGGTTGGCCACCGCTGCGGACGTAGTCGAACCACTCCCGCATCCCAGACTTGCCGTCGATCTGTGAGACGAGAGCCATAGAAGGCTCAAGCCTACGGCCACGTTCGAGCGCAAGCTGCTCAACAATGCCGGTGCCTTCGGACGGGGCCATAAGGTCTCCCATCCATTTAGCGCCGATCTTGTCTCGCACGTACTCAACCGAACCCATGAACCAATTCAGCGGGCTGTGTTCGCGAAGGGTATCCAGGGCCTTCTGCGTCACGCGACCACGGGTGGTGTCGGCGAACGCCTGGGCCAGATCAGGATTTCCAGTCGCATCACGCACCATCCCGAGAAGCTGTGGAATTTTCTGCGGCGTAAGCTTGCCGGTCGATTCCATTGCCTCACGCACGGCAGCACCACCGATGGTCTGAGTTGCAACGCGGGACTTGAAGAGGAATTTGCTGTTCGCGTTGAACTCCTCGGCGTCGATGTGCTTCAGGTTCGGGACATGGCCGTAGTCGAAGTTGGTCTCAAACCCCTTGTCCGTCGGGAAAACGACGAAAGACAGGGCGGTGTTGTTCTTGTCCACCACTTCGTTGACGCGCATCCCGTCGAAGCCGTTTGCCTTCATGATCTCGCTGACGGCAGCCTGGGCCTGTTCAGTCGTCTCATCGTCCACGGCTGCACGAGCCTGTACGAGAGCGTCGTACATCGTTGCCCCATCCAGGGAGCCGAGGTCGTTCTGACCAAGAGCGCGGACGAAGACATCATGATCGGCACCAAGACCATCGAGCAGCTTGGCCACGGTTCCCGCATCAGCATTCGAGGTCATATCCCAAGTGCGGGTCAGGTCAAAGTAGTTACCTTTCTTCAGGAACATCGGGACCACGCCGGGGACAGCGCCGATCTGTTGAAGGGCCTCGACCTTCGCACTGATTTCGTTGTGCAGGGAGTCGATATGATCGAGCAGTTCGGCGATCTTTCCGTCCCTGGTCGGAGCGGAAAGCGTCACACCGAGAACGTCGTTGATGACGAGGCCGGAGCCGCGACGGCCAACAGATGTGGCCCCCTGACGCGCCGCCTTCAGGTAGAACTCACGCTCTGCAAGCTCCTGACGGAGATCGCGCAGTTCACTCGTGAGAGCCTGGGCTTCCATCTTCTGGCCCTTGCTCAACGACGTGTACTTGTGAGCGTCGGACATCATGTCGATGGAGGCGACGGTGCCCTCATCACGGTAGCGACCGGCGTACCGGCCATCCACCGTCACGTATCCGCCTGGACCATAGGTGCCAGAGGGAGACATGTGCATGTAGGATTCCGGCGAACCGCGCTTGATGTGAGAGGCGTTCGGAGTGCCGTGGTACACGACCATCGGCTGCCCGCCGTTGTAATCGAAGTCCCCAGTGTACCTGAAGATGTTCTTCCACTGCGCCTTCGTGAAGGACTGAAGGCGGTTGGCCACGTAGTCTTCGATCATGAACGCGGGCACGTTCGGCCCAAGGGTGTTGGACCAATCGCGCGGCAAGCGATAGGCGGCGAACATGTCTCCGTAAGCATGAAGCGGCCAGAAGGTGGTGCGAACATCTTCACGACCGATGACGCCGTTGACGGTGAAGGACACGGGTTCCTGCATCCGTTCAAGAATGCCACCCAAAGCACGAGCGTCTTCCATTCCGCCAAACGCCCCCATGGGAGAGGTCTTGCCGCTGGCGTACTGAGCAAACTTCTTGCCCATCCACTCACGGGCCATGCGCATATCGGAATCTTCGCCTTCCATACCAGAGAAGGCGGAGCGAACAGCCTTGGCCTCGTCGCCGTCGGCCTGAGCAAACGCCTTGCGGATCAGAGCGCGCTCGCCGTCGGAAAAGCTTCTCGTGTTCAGGATGATAGAACCGAGGCGACCGATGGCATCGTTGGCGTCACCGGAGCCGTTCACCAGGGTAACGGCGAGACGACGGTAAAGGTTGCGAGCTTCACGGTAGATGTCGTTGTCGAGGTCGATCTTCGTCTCATCGCCCATGGCCGCAGAGCGGTTGGCGATGTGAGCCAGATCGCTATTCGTGACCTTAACCTCGGTATCCAAGGTGAGGCGCTCGGGCAGGGTCATGCGCGCGACACGCTGCATCATGGTGCGAGCCGCATCCTGAACGTCCTTATCGCGGTGGGTCACGCCCGCCACGATCTCGGACAGTTCCGGCACGTCGTAACCAGGGACGCCGTAGTCGGTCATGCTCTCGCGGGACGCTGTCGCCTCAGCGCGAAGCGCACGCCTCACGACACTGGTCTCCACATCCAGGACCGACATGTGAGACGACATCTTGGCGAGGTTCTTGTTGGCCATCTCCTCACGCACGACCTTCGGGTTGTCGGTCGAGCGAACGAAGAGTTCAGCCCACACGGTCTTGGCCAACTGGTTGTCGCCCTGCTGGCGGGCCTGATTGAGCTTCATCACCAGTTCCTCTTTGGAAAGGCGCATAATCTCAACCGGGATTTTCATCTTCTCAGTGGGCACGCGGGTCTGCGCACGACGGCGAATTTCCCGCGCGAGAGCGGCCACGGTCTTGGCCCCCTCCCTGTTCTCCACCTTCTGCGCGTTGGTCAGCGCATCGAAGAGGTCGTCGTCTCCGAGGTCTTTCAGCGGGATGGCCTTGCTCGACTCAGCGCGAGTGACCTTGCCGTTCGTCTGCCCCATCAGTTCACTCTCAAGGTCTTTGAGGGCGGCACGTTCGCCGTCCCCAATAGCCTTGCGCTTGAACCGGATGTTCGGGTTCCGCATGGACTGAGCGTGCTTGTTCAGGGCGATGTTCATGTCCAGGGACTTGAGACGACGTTCCATCTGAAGATTGGAACGGGTCAAAAGAACGATGCCCCGTTCAGCCAGCGCATCGAACATGGTCCGAAGCTCTTCTTCCGGCATGGCCGCGACGAGACCACGGACGCCGCCCATCATGTCCGCAACCTGAGACGAAGACGGATCGAAGCTGTCGTCGTTCATCTTGAGCCACATCGCCGCCGCGTCCTGCTGCGCTTCAATGGTCTTCTTCAGTTCGACATCGCCCATCGAGACGCCCTTCGAGGCGGCACCGCCGATGGTCTCGTAGATTTCACGAGAGGCAGCCTTCAACGCATTGCGAAGCTGCGGATTGTAGAGCTTCGAACCCGACTCGCCGATGATGGTCTTTGAGGACGAGACCATGGCCATCTGGCGCATCATGTCTTCCAGCGCACCGGAGATAACTTCACGAGTACCCGGCGTCCCCTTCGGCGTGGTGAGCAGGTCGTTGTACGCCTTGGTCATGCGGTCGAGGGCGTCGGTCGTGTCCTTGTGGTAGTACATCAGAGACGACGTAAGCTGTTTCGTATTGTCGGCCATCATCTCGAACGTCGAGGGTCTCAGGGCCTCGGTCGCCGAGACCGGAGCGCGACCGCTTTCAGCTTTGATATAAGAACTATCAAGATGAGCGCGAAGCTCGGCTGCGGCTTCGACGGCGTCATTGGAGGCGTTGAGCAGCTTGAGGCCATTGTCCTCGCGTGCGCGGGAGAACTCTTCGATGGCATCAGAAATTTTCTTGGCGACACCCTCGGGCAATTCCCGGCCACTCGAAATCGCGGCGAGTTGACGAACCGTGGCCGCTGTGTTCGCTCTGAGGTCAAGGTGTTCCCCTTCCTGACGGAACCGATCCTGTGAGTCGATGAGGCCACGGTGGACTTTGTCGAGATCACCGAGGTCTTTGAAAATCTCTTTACCTTCAGCCGACTTAGCCACCCGGATAGACGGATCGCCGAGGCGAGCCTTCGCATCATCGGGCATGTACTTGCCGATCATGGCCGCGACTTCGGGATCGACACGGTTGTCGCCCATGATCGCATCCATGACCTTGCGCACCCATCCGACGACCTTCTCGAAGAAGGTTGCGTCAACGGAGCCACGGCCTTTGGTGTAGACGTATTCCCAGAACTGGTTCGCGAAGATTTCCGTGAGGAACATTTCGCTGGTGGCGTGGGCGCTCCCCTTTCCCACCGGTACGTTGGCACCTGGGAACTTGCCGAAGTCGTCACCGTACAGGGCGCGAGCGTCCACATTCATGTTGCGCAAGGCTTCGCGAGCCGGGGACTTCTGCTGCAAGAAGGCGTCAATCGACGTGGCGTCTTTGGCCTCCTTCAGCTTCTCAGACATCATCGACCAGAACTTCGCCTTGTCGGCGTTGCTCAGGACATTGAGATAGAACCAATGGCCAAGCTCATGGGTGGCGATACCGAGAAGTCCACGGGTTCCGCCAGTGCCACGGAGGGACATGTCGATCTTGCCACGACCGGCGAGGTCGAACGAGAACATTCCTCCTTCGCCGCCGAGACCAAACTCAACAGCAGGGAACGAGTCGCCAAGCGCCTTGGTATCGAGACGCTGAAGCATGTCACGCAGAACGAAGTACGCTTCCGGGTCGTGCTTCTCGGTGAAAATCTTTTTGAAGCTGGCTTTGATCGTGTCGAAGTTGACGCCTTCGATACGAAAATCAGGGATGGTCGCCCACAGTTTCGCGAGTTCGGCAGAACGGGTGGCAAAATCAGCAGCGGTCTCAACCGCCGTCGTCTCAAGGTTAAAGGCCCGCTCGGCAGCCTGGACTACGGTCAGGCCGCTCTCAAGCTTCTGGTTCTTGATGTCCTTGAAGTTCGGGGTCTTGGCCGGGACGGCGTCCACCGGGGTAATCGCTCCAGCAGAGGGAGTCTCACGCGAGAAAGGCGTGAACGCGGCCTCCATCGCGCGGCCATTCCTCATGTTTCCGTTCGACTTGAAGCGAACATCCTTCGTGTAGCCGAACACCCAGTCGGACAGGTTCTTGCTGCCGACCATCTGCTGAACGGTACGACCCTGACCCAAGGTCTCCATCCCAAGTTTGTTCTTCGCGCGGGCGGCGTTGTAGGCGGGCGTGCCCTCCTTGGGCATCATGGCCAGAATGCCTCCTTCGGGAACCTGAGACTCAAGGTTCTGAAGCTCGGCACTGACGTTGGACTTCGCGACCTCCTGAACAGGAGTGACGGTCGCGTCAGCCTCAAGAAGCTCACGACCAACCGCCGGGGGCTTCTCGCTCGGGGCAGCCGCTTCAGCATACCGACGCACGATAGCCTGCACGCGGGTCTGGTACTCCTGGATGCTGATCTTGCCCGCGTTGATAAGCTCGCCGAGGGCCTTGATGTCGTCACGGTTCGCGGTCTTAACGCGCGAGGACATGATCGCCAGGGTGTCGAGATGTTTCAGGCCGTTCATGCCCTTCGCACCAGCCCTATACCGAAGCAGGAACTCCTTGATGGTCCGCTCGAACTCGGGACCATGCAGTTCCAGTTCACGCGCGCGGCGGAACTCGACGAGGGCGCGGATCGTGTCAGCCTTTGCCAAGTCAGGAACGTCGAGAGCCTTCACCTGCTCCATGTTGTGTTCGAACCATTCGGTCAGGCGCTCCTGAGCGATGACGCGATGGCGGGCAACCGTTCCAGCCACGGCGGATTCCGCACGCTGGACTTCCTGCATTGCCTTGAAGGCCGCTTCACGCTCGGACTCCTCTTTGGCAATGGTATCAAGGAGGTTGCCGGAACGCTGCTGACCACCCACCGCCTTGCTGGTGGCGACCTTACCATCGGCTTTCGGCTTTTCAGTCGGAACGGCGCTTGCGTCCCCCTTAACGCGCTCCATCTCCTTGGCGATTTGTTCGGAGACTCGGTGCTTGGCCATCGCCCGTTCGGCTTCGAGGATGACCTTGCGCGCAGCCCGATCTTCATCGCTCTTCAGCGTCGGGTCGTTGGCGATCTCGGCGATCTGCTTGTTGATCGAAATGTCGATGGCGTCGCGAGTCTCACGTTCGGTAGCCTTGAGGCCAGCCGTCGGATTGGTTCCGGTCTTGCCCCCCTCAGTACGACGGAGACGGCCTTGGCTATCCTCGGTGATCGTCTTGCGAGCTTGAGCGCCGGAGACGACGGTCTTGCCTTCAGCGTTCTTGACGCCGGTCTTGCTGATTTGGGCCAGACGCAACTGGTCACGCGCGTCCGCGCGCACCGCCTTGCCGTCTTTGAAACGCTGCTCGACCATCCCCGTCTCGGGGTTCAGGACGTTGTCGTAGGGGAGTTCACGACCGAGGTAATTCTGGTCGCGCATTTCGCGCAGCATCTGAGACAGAGCCTGCTTGACCAGAGGGCGAGGAGCGCCCTTGGCCGCAAGGTCTTTGATCGTGCCGTCTTCACCAACGGAGAAGGCATCCATCTGAGCGCCGCCCGTACCATTGGGGGTCTCCTTCAGGCGCGTATCAGCTTTCGGCTTGGCGGCGTCCATCTTGCCAGCGGCAAGGTCACGCATGGCCAAGTCCAACCGCTCATTGAAGAGCTTCTCGGAGGTGGCGATCTTGATGCCATTGTTCGCGGTGAATAGGCCCTTCTCAACGCGAGCCGCCAACCCCTCAAGGAAGTTGGTCATCATTGCTTTGTCTTCGCCGTCGAGACTGTCGAAGACCTTCCCAAATTTGGCCTTCAGGACGTTGAACCAGGACGGAAGCTCGCCTGCCTTCACTCGGCTCTTCATGATCGCCATCGGATCGTTGATGCCAAGCTCGGCTTCCTTAAGCTGGCGTAGAGCAGGATGCAGGGTGTCAGCGTAAGGCTGGAACTCCGGCAGCGTGTTAATCAGGATCGTGGCGGTGCGAAGATCACCACCCGACAACTCGTCGATGTCGGACAGCATGAGGCCAAGCTCGTCGCCTTCGATGGCCTGCGGTTCGGGGATGTCCGTAAAGGCACCACCCGTCCGCTGACCGGCGAGGTAGTTGGGATCGGCGATGGTGTCCAGTTCCTCATCGGACGGCGTCCACAGCTTCTCCTGCGGTTGTGCAACAGCCGGGGGTTCCCCGGCCTCCGCCGCCTGCTTCGCAAACGACTGAGCCTGCTCGGAACCAACGGGCCACCGGGCGCGTTTCGCCCCTGTGTTCATGTCGGCTTCAATCTGAAGACCGGGCGGCAGCACAGCATCAGGAGGAACGTCTTGCCACTGATCGGTCGGGGTAAACTCTACCGTCGCGCGCTCAACGCTCGCGCCACCGGACGGGGCCTTGGCCTCGCTTTTGCCCTGGCGGCGAACGAGGTACTCATCAAGAAAATCGTCCAGCTTACCTTCCGTGTCGGCCCGAAGAAGGCGCTGACGATCCTTCGTCAGTTCGCGAATCTGCTGGTTGATCTCTTCGATCTTGGGATCAAGCGCGTTCTTAGCCTGAAGCGAGGCCTTCTGCGCGTTAAGCTGGTCGATGAAGAGTGGAATACGCTGCGCGTAATCCACCGCATCCATCATGTTCTGGGTGAAGGCGTGAGTGTCCTGCTGAGTCTCATCCTCACCCGCAGCAAGCTGACGGTTGTAGTCTTCCTCAAGGTCCGCCCGACGCTGCTTCAGCGACTCAGTAACCGCCGCTTCGCGGTTCGGGACAAACGAAGGATCAAGCTGAGACCGCGCCGCATCAGCCGCCTCCCCAAGCTGTGCCGAGTTGCCCTGCATGGTCGCGAGCGTGTCGCTGGTCTGCTCGGCGATACCGCCAAGCTTCGTCTCAAGCTCTTTGCCGAAAGCCCCAAGCTTCCCGGCAGCGACGCCCTCACCAGCCGAACCGACGGAGCCAAGCCCGCCAAGAACCGCGCCAGCAGCGCCGCCAAGAGCGGACGACAGAAGGATTTCTTTGGCGGAAATTCCGGGACGAATGCCGAGGGCTTTGTCCCTGGTCTGCTCAATGAAGCTCGAAGCACCACCGATCCCCGCGTTGAGGGCGGCGTCCGTCGCAGTACCTGCAAGAATGCCCTTAATGAGAGCGCCTTTTTCAAGGGCCTGCGCGCCAGCAAGGGTCGTCGCACCCTTCAAGGCCGAACGAGCTACACCCTTGGCAGCCCATCCCGCGAACGGAACAAAGTTGACGGGATCGGAAAGAAGAGCGGGGGCCACGTCGAGGGCCATCTCGGCTGCACTGCGCCCACCCTTCTCCCAGAATGCAGGCATTTTGCGCCACGTCTCAACAAGGCGCGCATCGCGCGGACGCTTCGAATCGTCCTGGCTGATTGCTTCAATGGCATCCTTGGCCATCGAGAAGGTGTTCAAGTCCTTGAAGTTGCGATCAGAATACCACTGGCGGCGAAGATCGGCGTCGGTTCCGCTGAAGCCCTTATCCGCGTAGTAGCTGCGAAGATCAGCCAGAAACGCTGAGTTGGACCAGATCGTTTCGGGGTCGGCATTGCCGACGTAATCCGTGGCCCCGCGAGACGAAGCCTCTTTCGCACGAAAACCTGCAACGATGCTGTCCGTCTCGGCAATCGCGTTGGCGACAGGGGAAAAGTCCCGCTGATGCATGTTGTCCACGGGGGACTCATCAACGGAAGCGCCGCTCGGGCTGTCGGTCGGGGTTGCCATCGCCATAGTCTGAACTCCTTGATTGCCTGAATACCCGCTGTTCGCGAGGTACTTCTGAGTCTCATTCGGTAGGATGCTGTTATCGCGGCCACTTGCCAGCCACCGCTTCGCGACACCAGGACCGGCGTTGTAGCCGATGAGCATGGCTTCAGGATCGCCATTGAAGCGTTTGCTCAAATCGTCCAGGACCACCTGGGCTGCCTGTTCGCTGTACTGAGGGTCGGAAAGCCTTGAAGGATCAAGGCCATACTGCCGCGCTGTGTCGGGCATGATTTGGTATCGGCCAACGGCCCCTTTCGGGGAAACTGCGTCGTCGCCGCTACCTTCCAGGCGTCTCACCGTGGAAAGAATATCGTCTGCCATCGCCGGTACTCCAGTTTCCGTGGGCTGAACTGGAGATTACGCGCGAGTGAGACGGTAGTCTAGTACCGCTCGCCAGCCCTTTCGGATTTCGGGCCTTGGTATTCAGGCATACCAAATTTCTTACGCCACTCGGAGATGGTCATCGGATTCCACCTGGGGGCCGTCTCTTCTCCGCCAGGAGTGAGACTGCCGTCACCGATACCTTTGGGGCCAGACCAAATGATCTGGTTGTCCAGTGAGGTGACCATCGACTTGAGGCGCGCGTGCTGCGCCAAGAGCTTCTGCATCACATCGTCCACCGACCGGCGAGATTCATCATTGGGCATGGATGCCGTTCGCGCAGCGATCTGCTTGATTTCGTCCGTGACGTTCTGAAGGTTCATCACGAGACTTCCGACCAGCTTTTTCTTTTCTTCGACATTCACGCCAGGGGCAAAAACAGCAATGGAGTCACCGACCTGACCGCGACCGAACGTGACCTTGTCCTTAAGCTGCGCCTTCATGGTGTCGATCTCAAGCTGGCGGCGATCAGCAAGGTTCTTGATGTAGTTCCGCGCGCTCGCAGGAGTGGACAGATACAGATCGGCCTGTCGCGCCTTGATCTCGCGCTCAACGCGATCCTGTTGAGACGATCCGCCGAAGGCGGCGGTAAAGGCTGCGCGCACTTTGTCGTATGAAACGCCCTGCGAAACGGCCTTAATTAGCTCTTCGCCGCCAGTGGAATTAAGGGCTGCCTCGATATCGGTAACGGACCTTCCCGTATCCCCAGCAAGACTGATGATGGTTTTCTTCATGGCGTCGGCATTGCCTTTGCCGAGTTTGTTCGCGGCCAAAAGGTTTTCAGCCGCACGCTGCGCCTCATCGGGGCGAAGCTTCGCCGACTCCTCTTCGATCTTGGCCATCTGGCTGCGGACCTGTTGCGGCACCGCCTCGACCAACCCTTGAGTACGGCTGGACGACAACACTTCGCCCGCATTGCGCGCCCACGAATTGAAGTCGGTACGGAACCGGTTCTTGTCCACAAAGCCGGGGAGATCGCGTTCGGCCATGGCGGTGGCTTCTTCAATGTTGCCCATCGCCAGCGACTGAAGGATCAGCGGGTTCGCCTTGGCCTTGTCGAACGCCCCTTCACTGAGACTCGTGTTGTGGGCATTGATGCTGTTGGTCAACATCTTCTTCGCCGCCGGGTCGAGGCGGTCAAGACCAAGCTGGGTAAGGTGGGCGTCCATGGATTCAGGGCTAATCGGCTGATTAGGGCTGAGGGCAATGATCTGTTTAGACGCTTCAAGGGCATCGGAGAACTGACGCTTGCGCTCACTGACCTCGAAGTCCTTGAACGCCTGCGGCAAGCGATGGATCACGTCGTCCTGCATCTGCTGCGGATCATCGTACAGTCCGCTCTGTTGGGCAGCCGTCACGAAGCTTTCCTGTGCAGTAGCAAGGTCGGGAGCCTGCTTGACGGTCATCTCCATCAACTGCTGACGACCAACCTGCTTGTTCATCGCACGAGTGAAATCAACGTACTTCTCATCTCCAATGCGGCGCTGCTTCCGTTCCTGTCCGATCTGGCCAAGGTGGCTGAGGATATCCTGAGACGGCATCCCGCCACGCAGCCAGTTGGACCCGCCCGAAAGCTGTTCGGTCAGGCCCACCAAATCTTGGGTGGTGGCTTCAGGGTTGAGACGCTTGAACTCTTCAAGCACCTTCAGATTTTCGAGACGCTTGTTCCGCATCTGCTCGTCGTTCTCACGAGCACCCTGCGTCACATTCATTGCGAAATCAAAGTTCATGGCCGCTATTCCTTAGACGTACATGTCGTATTCGCCGGGGGACCAATCGCTGGAGGTGTTGTTGGTGCCGCCACTGTCGAAGAAGTTCGTGGACCAATCGTCGATGGTCTTGGTGAGGCCGCTGTCTTTCCAGAACGAATCGAACGCACCGCCCCACGTCTTGGCAGAGTTGGAGGCGTTGTTTCCCGCGCGCGTAGCGATGTTGCCGTAGGTCTGACCAGCGCTCCCCGCGTTCTTCGCAGCCTCATTGAATATTCCGGCGCGAAGGCTGGCGGGGTCGGTGACCATCTTGCCGAGGAAGTTCGCCTCGTCGCCACGCAGACCCATGAAGCTCTGAAGCATCGAGAGGGCCTTGTTGTAGCCGGTCGAGTAATCGTCCACGTAATTGGTCTGGTCGCCGATGTAGTCGCCGCGAGCCTGGGCTTGGTTCTTGAAGTAGTTGTCCTGCTCGATCAGCTTCATCTTCTGCATGGACGCGGTCAGGTTCATCGCGTCTTCGAAGTCACCACGCGCGATGGCGTCGTTGATCTTCGCCTGGGCAAGCTGCATCTGAAGATGGTTCTCTTCCTGAGAAACCTTAAGCTGGCCGCTCTGGAACTGAGCGTTTGACCCGGCAGCAAGGGACCGAGTGGTCGAGTCGATTCCAGCGAGGCGCGCGTTCTGGGACGCAACGTCAAGGCCCTGGCGTTCCTTCGTAATACCCATCGCTTCCGCACGCGCGCCGGAGCGGGCATCACGGTCGATCTTGGAGGTCGCGGCCAAGAGCTTGGCGCGGAGGTCGTTCCCAGGACCACTGGTTCCAAGACCGGCGTCGGCAAGCTGCGCTTCAAGAGACGAGCGCATTTGACCAATCTGTTCGTCGGCATTGGCCTTGTAATCGCCATAGATGCCGCTGTAGAGCGCGCCAAACGTATCGTCCTGGGTTCCTGTGCGATACCCGGTATCCAAGTTCATGCTGCTGAGACGATCAGCCGCCGACTGAGTGCCAGCACTGGCGTCACCGGAGACCTTCAGGTCAATGCCACTGCGGCCCATGCCACCGGTCATGCGGGAATAGTATTCAGCGAGCGCCGGGTTCGTCGCGGCAGCCTGATTGCCAAGGGCCGCGAACTTGCCGCCCATGCCAGCCGTGCGGGCACTGTCGATGAATCTTTGGTAATCGCCCTTGATCGCGTCCACGTTCGCGGGAGAAAACCCAACGTTCCCGATCTTGTCGAGGAAGTTCTTGTACGTGGCCTTCAAATCAGTAGCCGCCTCGCCTCCGATCTGCATCTGCTGGCGGGCGATGTCGGCCTGAGTTCGGGCGGCTTCAGCCTGAGCTTGGTCAGCCATGCTGAACTGCTGCTGTTGGCTGCCCTTGCCACTCCCCATGATGCTGCCGATCAGTGGACCCGCGACCGCACCAAGAAGCGCACCCAGGAAGTATTCCCTGTACCCCGTGTTCGGGTTGATGGTGCCGGAGCCGCCCATCTTCTTGAGGACGTTCGCCTGCTTTGTCGTGATGTGAGCAAGCATCGTGTCGCCAAAGCGACCGTGCCGAGCGAGAGGAGCGAGATTACCCATGAGACACCTTACACGGAGATTTTCGTGCCGTAGCCAGTCCGTCGAGACATACGGTCAGCATTGACCCCGAGGTCCACCATACCGCCGAACCCGCCCTGCTGTTGCGGGAAAACATACTGCCCCGTTTTCGGGTCGAAGTACCGGTAACCCGTGCTGGTGCGAGACCGGCCACGGCCTGCGACGTTGATGCCTGCCCCACGGGCGTTCGGGACAAACGAGACGCCCATCTGGCTCTGAAGATGCGGGAACGCCTGAAGCAATTCGGTGTCCGTCGCCGTCGGGTAAATCGCCTTCAGGTCGGACAGGCTGAGTCTCATGATGCCATCGACCGAGGTCGGAAGCTGACCAGCCGTCGGGCTTGCCGACGGAGTGGCCGAGCCGCCGCCAAACAATCTGGTAATCAGGGCCATCTGGTTGTTCTGAGACGTGTTCAGAAAATCCAGGTACTGCTGCATAGGATCGGCGCTTCCCGATCCACTCTGAAGATTCTTGACGCTTCCCGATCCACTCTGAAGATTCTTGATCCGATTGTCGAGAAACGCAGAAATGGACTTCGCCGACGCACCGAACAAGGGGTCGTCTGCGCGAGCCTTCTGACGATCCCTCTCCTGGGTCAAGAAGTCGATGTCAGTCACCTTGCCGTACACGCCAAGCAGCTTTTGCTTGTAGCCGGAGAAGGCGGCGGAGTTCACGAAATCAGCCGGGTTCCCGCCTTCAGAAGTGTACTTCGTGAAGGCGTCCCCAAACTCTTTGTTGATCGCACCAAATCCATACGGGTCATCAGGCAGCACGGGCTTGCCCGTGGCCCCAGGAGTCGTCGTGGTCGGCGGGGTGGCAGGAGTTGTAAGGCGGGTCTTCTGCCCATCCAGGTACGTTTTCGCCTGATTGAACTGGTCCATCGTGATGAGACCATTCTGGTGGAGGCTCGCCAGATACGTGATGGCCTTGTTCACGCCATTGAGGCTCGACAGATCAACGTCGCCGAAGCCACTGAACGAAAGTTTTGGCGTCCCGAGAACGGGATCGAATCCCCAGGTCGGAGCATAATTCTGCCCGTTCGGATTGGTCACGCCGCCGTAGCCGTCGGGAGCGGGCGTCCAAATTCCGTCCTTCCACTGCCCCGCGCCTTGCGCTCCGGGCTTGCCGTCGGTCGCGTGATTTCGATTGTCGGTCGGAGTAACGGGACCACCGCTTTGAGCAACGAAAGCGTCGTTCTCGGCCTGATCCGTAGAGGGAACCCAACTGCCGTTGACCCACGACCCCGGCCCCTGCGCTCCATATCGCGTAGGCGTAGCAGTCTCATTCTTCACAGGGGTCGTCACGGGATTGGACCGCCCCTCGTTCGCGATGGACAGGATGTCGTCTTGATTCACGCCGTAGGTGTTCAGGACGTTCCAGTCGAACCCCTGAGAGCCGACATCAATCGACGGCGGAGTCCATCCGTAGTTCCCGTTGTTCTGATCGTCAAACCCACCCTGATAGCCGCCACCATACGTGGAGGTCAGGAAGTTGTTCACATGATCGTTGATACGGGTACGCTGATCCGGGTTCAGGTCCACCGGCTTAATGTCGCTGAGACCAGAGTAGAGGGGCTTGCTCGCACCATCGCCCGTTCCGCCCGTATTCGTCGTGGTATCGAGCGGGAAGTATTCCGGCAGGCCGGTCACAGGATTGATCGACGGAGGACCACCGCGCATCTTCTGAAGCACGCTGGCTTCCTGCGGATTGATGTGGGCGATCATCGAGTCGCCGAAGCGACCGTAGCTGCCGAGAGTGCCCGGAGAAAAACTCATGAAATCAATCCCTTCATCAACGCAGACATGATGAACTCAACTGCGACGTTATCCTCCTGGCGGCGCTGGTACTCAACCGGGAACTTGTCGTCCTGCTGGACGGGTGTCTCAATGGTCCCGCCTGAGACAAACCGGGCGTAATCCCCGCCGCCATAGTTTCCGCCGCGCCCGCCGCCGCCACCCGGCTCCTCTTCAGGAGGCGGAGGAGGTGGAGGAACTACCTCCTCTTCGACCGGACCAAAGTAGCCCGCTCCGAAGAACCCATTGTCGAGATAGTCCCCAAACATACCATCAATCCAAATCGAGCGTCACTGTCCGGTTCTTGTTCTCGTCGATGACCGCCGTCACCACATCCTTCGTATCGTCGATGTCCCGGAACTTCGGATTGTCGGGGAAGCCCGACGTGTTTCCGGCCAGGACGGAAAGGATAAGCCTTTGAGTTTGCTTGGCGGTTCTGGTTCCGTCCATCTCTTCGGACCAGACCACGGTCGCCACGTCAGACCCCGTAAGAACCGACCGAGTGGAGACGTTAACGTCCAGCTTGTTGCCGATGATGTACCCAGCTTGGCCTGAGACGTAGGAGCCAGGGAGGTTGGTGGACCACGGATCACCCGCCGACCCGGCAGCGGCCATCGCCGCCCCCATCGTGGCAGGGATCGCATGGTCGGCGGTCAGCGCATCCCACACCGCGCTGGCGAGGATTGCAGGGGTGAACGTGCCGTAGTCAGCCGTCCAATCACCAGCCAGATACCCAATGGCGTAGGCTTCAGCAGCCACTGTCAGGGTCATGGTCGTTGTTCCAGCCATGATGCCAGCGCCTTTGATCGCTCCCGTAGCGGACAGGGACATGCTGAATGACCCCGCACCCAAGAGGGCAGACAGGATGGACCCAGTTGCCGTGAGACTCATGGTGAAAGACCCGGCCCCGAGGGCAGCCAGAAGACCCGTCGCCGAGACGGTCAGGGACATGGTCGTGGTGCCTGCGATGTTCCGGCCCTCTGAAATCGAAGCGGTCGAGGACAGCGTCATCGCGTCGTACATCGACGACCGAAACGATGAAATCTGCCCCGCCTTCTGCGGCCAATAAACGGCACCGCCCGGATAGTAGCCGGTCGGGTATGCGTTCAAATTGAGATAGGTGGACTTGCGATCTTGAAAGCAGAAGTTTTTCCACCGCACCGTTCCGGCGCGCGAACTCGGAATAAGCTGGTCAGGCGATCCTGCCGAGACACGACCTCTCATCGCCGCAGAGCGTCGGAATCCCGACAGATCAGCCATTAGGGTGCCCACCCGAAATTCAGGTGACCAAAGAACAAGCTGTTCGCAGGCGTGGCCACCGTGGAGTTAACCATCCAGTACAAGGCAGCGCCGTCGTACACCGGGGGGTGAGACGGGAACTGGCCCTGAGTGAAGTCGATGTAGCACCCCTGCCCTTGGACCGTAAGGTTGAACTGGGCAAGCTCGACCACGAGACCAACGGTATAAGAGCCGCTGACCATCGTCGCGTTGTTCTGAACGGTCTGGACTGATTGGATGCCGGTGTCTGTTCCCTGAAGCGGGACGTAGAGCGGAAACTTCCCGACGCCCGTGGCACCCGAATACAGGATGTGGGAGTTGGTCGATGCCGTCTTCGAAACGGGGGCACTCGGGCTGCTGGGGGTGGCGCGCGTCGTCGTGCCAGCTTGGTTGGTATAACTGGGCAGGGTGAGCGTCGGCGTGCCAGCGCCCATCGCCGTAGAGGAGGGGTTGAAGAACACCGCCTGCACCCCGGCACCATCGCCGTAGCGGTTATGGCGACAGGTCAGGGTGTGGGTGCCCGTACCCGCGTCGGTGAAGGCGATGACCGTACCCGCGATAGCGTTGGCGTAGGTAGTCGCCACGCGAGCCGAGGTCGCGCCCACGCGCACAAGGAAGTAGTCGGTGTTGATGCTCAGTCCGGTCGGCAGGGCACCACCGGAATTGGTGAAGCGGACCTTCTGGTAGTTTTGCCAATCGTTCGCGTAGGTCAGGAGAAGGCCCGACGACGACGAGGCGGTGAAGGTGTTCGAGCTAATGACGGTCTGCGCGGTGGTCGTGGTCACGGTCGTCACACGGAAGAAGGCGACGAGATCGACCAAGGTCAGGGTACACGGGACCACCGTCGCCGCGCTGGAGTTGATGAACCCTGAGACAAGGGTTTTGAAGTCGGCCCCAGTCGCGCCGATGTTCCCACCGGTCACGATGCACCCGGCGTTGGTCGTAAGATCGGTCACGCCCTGGTACTGAAGGTTGGTGCCGGTGTCGAACAGGGCGTCAGCCTGCGGGAAGCCACCCCCACGGAACAGGGTGTGAGACTCACCGGCCACAGCAGCGGCAGTGGGGTTCATCTGCTTCTGGAACAGAGCCTTGTAGCGGCGCTGATTGGCGCTCATGTGGTTGACTTGGCTGTCAACGCTGTCGAATCCGGCCATGCTATGTACTCCAAATCGTTGTCAGGCAGCCCTTGATGACGCCGCCCGAAAGAGTTCCAGGCGGAGTGACAACCATGTTCAAGAAGGCGTTGTCCTCAATTTTCGGAAGCTCGCCTTGGTGAAGCAGGAAATCCCACGGTGCATGAGACGTCGTCTCATAAATGGTAGCGGCGGCAATCGGCTTAACCAGAACGAGGGCCAGCACTCCGACGTCTCCGACCCCGAAGAATTCAATGCTTTCGGGATACAAAACTCCCGAATCACCAGACGCAAGGGGAATGAGACGACCATGACATCCCGCGCTCGTCGGTGCGTCCGTAGCGATGGTGCCGAACGTCGTCTGGGTGTTGAGCGTCATGACCGGAGACAGCTTCCCGCTTACACCAGCGTCGTTGCGGTACGTGATCTGACACGTCGCTCCGCCGATGTACGGGAAAAGCTCAACCAACATCATCTGAAGGCCGGAGGTGTACCTCGTGGTCTGTGCGTTAGTGATGAACGTCTGAACGCCAGCGTCCATGCCGATGCCGGTGTAGAAGGCCACGTAGTCGTAGATTTGGACGGACAGAGGAACAGCCGTGGCCAGCACAGTCTGAAGCATAAGCTGATGAAGGTACTTCTTCATCGGGCTTTTGTTCTCGCCATGATTGAGACCACCATCGGTCGATCTCGACATCAGCACCGAGGTCAGCGGAGTCCCAGGAAAGTATTGGGGAGGGGGGTTGCCGCCCGCCAGAATGGAAAGATCAACCGCAATGCCGCTGGCCGTCGTCTGGTTCACAGAACGATGAAAAAGGCCGCGATGATAACGGCCTTCTGCGTAGCAGCTTTTGATGTCGGCATACGTCATTGTCACGGGGGCGGCTCCTGCGGCGGCTGCGCCTCCTCATCCTCGTTGACGACTTCGAAGGGGCCTTCCTTATGCGCGCACGCGCAAAAGTTCGCGTCCTCCTCAAGACAACGAGTGACGAGGCCGCAGACCAAACAGGTGCGACGGATGATCGCCATTAGTCGGCGCTGCCACTCAGGGTCGAAGCCGGGAACTGCGGCTGGACACCAGTGCTGACGGACAAGCTTGCGCTCAAGGCACCCGACACGATGATCTGGCCAGCGCCGCTTGAGGTCGTCACAATGGAGAAGTGCGTGAGCGTGTTCGTTCCGCTGGTGCAAGTCGGGAACTGAACCAGCGCGGCGTTGACAACGCCCGATCCCGAAACGGTGAAGCCCGTGTTATCGCGGTTCACGGCCACGCGCGCGTAGCTGCCGTAGGTCGCCTCACTGGTGACGGCGGAGCCAGCCTCGCCGGGGTCGGCGGTGTGAAGCGCGACGTAGAGGGAGGTCAGGGCGTCCCAGGACAGCGCCGTTCCGTTGAAGAAGAGAAGGCAGAGGTCGTTCTCAGTGGTGTTCGACATAGACATGAGGCGTCTCCTTAGATTTTCGGAGGATGAGTATCGGCAATCGAGCTTGCCGACGGAGTCACGGTGCTTTTCACCTCAGTCCCCTGGTCCTTGACCTCCAAGACCTGGATGGTGTCGATGAAGCCCTTGTCGTCGCGGGTAAACTTAAACTCCCACTTCTTTTCCTTCGTCTCAGCCTGAGCGGTCTGAGCTTCAGGAGAAAGGGCGATGTGCTTAGAAGCCGCTTGGCCGAAACCCTGCGGCTTTCCCTCCGGCAAAAGAGAACCAAAGCCCATGGCTCACCTACGCCGTGATTGCCGCGATGGCCAACCCGATCTTCAGGTCGTTCCCAGCGGCGTTCAGTGTGGTCACGATCTGGAGAAGCTTCGCACCAGAAGTCGCATCGACTTCGATGGACGAAGACATGTTGTGTTCGGTTTGGGTGGACGAAACCGCCACGGTGTCTCCGACCGCAACACCATCCACCTTAACTTGGATGGTGACCGTTCCAGACGAAAGCTTGGCCACGACGGCGTCGATCTGAATCTTCTGCTTGAAGATGTACTTGACCTCGTAGGTCGTGTTCGAGATCGCACCAGCCTGGACAAACCAGAGGGTGTCGAGAGAGAACGCTTCCGGCAGGAGGGCGACCGGGACAAGACCACTGCTGTCGAGGCCCGCCACTCCGCTCGGAGCGTTGATGCTGGTAGTCGGGATGCGGCTCGAAAGGTCGAGAGTGGCCAACTCGTAGTCGGTTCCACCCGTATTCACGCGCACGTACTTGCCAGCGTCCGCCGTCGTGAAAGTCGGGATGTTCACGTTCGGCGAAGACTCAAGCCATTCCGTCCCGGTATAGAACTTCAGGATGTTCGGGCTTTCCCCCGTGTCCACCCAAAGGTCGCCTACTGCGGGCGAAGACGGCTCGATGCTGTCCACATAGACGTGGCCACGGTCAGACAGAAGAGCGGTCAGGCCGCTGATCTTCGCCTGGGGGATATCCCCGTTGGCGATGGACAGCTTGTCGTAAGGGATCAGACCAGCCCCATTCGTATAGGCGTCCTCAAGCATGAGACCAAGGGCGCGCACGGTCGAACTGTCGTTCACCATGATAATGGTGATCTTGTCGCCAGCCGAGCAGGCCGAGGTGAAGGTGATCGTGTCGGTCGCGAAACTTGTGGTGTAGTCGTAGCCACCGCCTTCCCGCTGAAGGATGCCGTTCTTGTAGACGAGGAGGTCGTCATCCTCGTCATGCACAAAGGCAAACACGGCCTGAGACGCGGTGGACGTGAGGTCGGATCGGACGTAGCCCTGAACCGCCGCATCCGTGCGCACGCGCACGATGGTCACCTTATCGCCGGTCGTCCGTCCAGAGACGAAGTTGATTTGCTGGGCATCGACATCGACGGTGTAGTCCGAGGTCAGCCCTTCACGCTGAAGCAGGCCGTTGCAGAAAACCACGATGTCGTCGTCGGACGTGAACTCGGTGTAGTCGAAGTCCGTCTGAAGGTTGGTGGCGGTAAAGTCCTGACGATTCGACCAAACAGGAGCGCCGATGAGACCAACGTCAACGCCGGACTCTCCGCGAATGTCGCTCGTGGAAATGAGGGTGGTCCAACCCTCTTCAGGATCAGTGTATTCGCCGACGCGGTACTGAAGGCCAACGCTCGTGTCGTACTGGAACTCAACCGGCCCATCCCAGACGCCGTCTTCGTCAAACAACTGCTCGAAAAGCTCCCCGACCGTATGGTCGCCAAGCTCCGCCGCATTGACGTAGCGAATGATGTTTTCGAACTCAGCCGCAATGTTGCTCGGCGAGTTGTACTGCCCAGAAGAAACCTGCCGCAAACGAGCCATGATGCCCCCTAACGCCTACGGCTATCCTGCCGAAGTTCGATTGCAAAACCGACAATACCAATATCACCAAGCTCAGTATCTGTCGTCTCGAAAACCAAGTTGAGGCCCCTGAAGCTGACCTGAACCGGGATCGTGTATTCCTTGGAAAGCGGCAGAATGGGAACGATTTCATTGGGATATTGGTCCGAAGAGATAATCACATCCTTCGAGACCAGCAGCTTAAAGTCCTGGTCGTAAACCTTAATGGTGAACGCCCCCTTCCCGAAGGCGTGAACCAACAGGGACAGCGTTGCCTTGGAATTGAACATGTCCCCGCTCCAAAGGATCGGGGTGCCAGCGACCATCTTGGGGCGACGCTGAGGTGCCGCCGACGGAACATCATCCCTGAAGAACCCGTCGTACTTAATCGCCCGACCGAGAGGCGTGTAAAAGCCATCCGGCGAGCCAATCACCATGTCCCCGTTCTCGCAGTCTCCACACCGGGCATTCACGAAATCCCCGAGAGACCAATGAACGCGCTCGTAGTTTTCAAAGATGCGGGCGCTGAGACGAATACAAGACCCATCAAAACGCGGGAAGTAGATGTGAAGGTCACTGTTGTCCGCGTCGTAGAACGCAGAAATCGTCTCAAAATCAAGGGTGTCGGTGACAAGCTGTTGGTAATACTTGAGAATTTCCTGAGACAAAGTCAGGGGGTACACCGTCACCCCGTTAGTGTCGGAGCGCGAGATAAGATGGACGCCATACCGGGAGCAGTACACCAAGTCCTGACCAATGTTCAGGATCGTTCGGTGGGACAGGCAGCCAATTTTGATATTCGCTCGGCTGTCGATGCGCCAGTTGGCCACGTCTTCGTCAACGATGTAGATCAGGACTTCGTCGCCCGTGAAGATCGCAAGCTTGTCGCCCTCGAACGCCCCCAAGCCGGTAATCTCGTGGCCCTTATCGACGGTATTGGAAATATCGAGATAACTGGCGCGGCCAGCTTCCGCAGAAGAGGGCGATTCGTTCACGTCAAAGATGTTGTAGTTCCTCAACCGGGAAGCTGACACCTTCTTCGTCTCACCCTGGAATCCACTGACCCAAAGGCGGTTTTGAACCGCCACCCCAAAAGCGGGATAGAAATCGGTAACCGTGCCAACAGCCCAGTTGTTCCCATCAAACCGGTACATGTCCTCCTCGCGCGAGAACGCGAAGGTGTTGTTCATAAATTTGGTGAACGTGACGATGGACCCAATGGGGTAGGCGGTCCCGACGGCAGGGCTTCCAGGAGCGTTGGACAGCAGATTGACGCCAGCACCATCGGTTTCGGCCCAGACCAAACTGTTGCGGGCGATGAAGCGGACGGAGTCAACTCGACCACTCGTCTCAATGTTGCGCTTCCGGTAGACCGGGTCGCGCTCAAGAATTCCCTGAAGGTCGGAGTGACAGTTCTTCAGCAGCCAAAAGGGCTGCGGACGGGGCTTGGACGCCGGGTTGTTGATAACCTCAAGCGCGGTGATATCCCGCGAACGATCCATCCCGGAGAAGTCAGTGTAAGACCTCCAATTCGACGGAATCGAGGGCGAGGAAAGGGAGGAGGGCATTAGAGGCCTGAACCACTGTCAACGTCGTTCGAGGTGGATTGGGTGTCGTGAGGGCGGTAGCCCTGCTCGTCCTTGTCAAAGGTCGGGCGGCTATAGGTGTCTTCGTCCGACTCACCATTGGTCAGGATGTTCCACAGAACCCCCGCCATCGTGCGGGCGTAAATGCCCGAGAAGTCACCGGCCCGCACGCTGCCCTGTTGCGCGGAGTAGTACGCTACGAGGCCGGATTGGATGATGAGATCGGGTACGTCCCGCTTCTCATCCAGGGACTTGTAGTAGGACACCTGCCGGTTTTCACCAATCTTGTCGCGCCAAAGCTGCCAGTACCTGTGCGCCATCACGTCCTCAAGGACGCGGTTGGCATAGGTCACGAGGGCAAGCTGTGCCTGGGGATCGGCATTGTCGGCGCTGAAGTCCCCGAAGTCACGAAACGCATCACGCACAAGCTGACGGAGCGGTGAATACCGCCCCGTACTTGTGATGACCGTCTTCTGCGGATTGGTATCCCGGCGAGTGGCCATTATTCAGCTTTCAGGGCATCCCCAACGACGCCCGTAACGAGACGAATGCGACCAGATTTCACGAAGCTATGACTCTGAAAGCGTTCATGAACCGCCGCCGGAACGCGGAAGATGATGCGTCTGGAACCGGTGCGGTCCCAAACGCCACGCAGCTTTACGTCACCGAGGCCGATGTCGAACTGGTTGGTCTCCTCGCCAGATGAGACGTAGAAGACATCACCGTTTTCGCGCTCGGTTTTAACTACGGGTGTGCGCGCGGGCAGGCGCGAGACGACGGTCTCAGCGGCTTCCTGGTTGGCCGCTGCGGCAAGGGCGGCAGACACGTCCTCGGACGACGGCGGGTCAGGCTGCTGGGCGGCGGGAAGCGGAACATTCCTGGGGATGCGCTCGCGGCGCGAAGGGGTCGGAGCGGATTCAGAGGCCTCGGGTTCGGGTTTCTTGGCACGGGGCATGGAGTCTTCCTTCTAAGAGGTACGGGGTCGCCCGCTATTGGACGACCCCGTATTCTAGTCGGCGCTACCCGCCAGGAACAGGGGGTTAAGCCTGCGAGACGTGGTACGTCCAGTTCTTGATGACGGTGTGCGGCTTGTCCTGCGTCAGTTCCAGACCGCAATCGGTCAGGTACTGATGCTTGACCAAGTCAGCATCGTTATCCTGGATGTTCCGCTTGATGTCGGTGTCACGGCCAGCCATGTAGCGGTACTTGAGGTACTGCATGTCCAGCACCACCGCAGTCTCATCCAGGGTCGGAATCTGGCGGAACTGGGGATGCAGGATGACGTTCAGCGAGCCGCAGAACGTCATATAGCGGGTGATGTTGACGCCGTAGGTGTTGTCGAGGACCGTCGGGTTCCAGCGGTTCTTACCGAACAACTGAAGGTGACCGGCGACCTTGGCACCCGCGAACATGACCTTCTCGCTGCCGCCGAAAGCGAAGACGCTTTCGATGAGCAGGCGGTCGAAGGTCTCTTCGTCCATCACGTTCGCTTCGGCGTAGGCCGAAACGTCTTCCACCTGCGAAAGCGTGGTGAAAAGACCGCCCGTGTAGGCGGTGGGCGTGGCGGAACTGGAGTTCTTGAGGTGACGCTTGCCGAAGAACATGGAGCGTTCGATTTCGCCCATGTGCAGCTTCAGCGCCTTCTCGCTGTATTCCTGTTCCTTGTCGCCCGTGCGGAAGAAGGTCTTCTGCATGGAGCCGGTGATGCTATACGCAGTCTTGAAAATCTGCGTGTAGTTGTAGGCCACCGAGGCATCGAACGAGATCGCCTGAGCGCCGTTGCCGCCCTGCGCGAACGCAGAACCGACAACCGCAAGAACGTCGCCGTCGGTGATCGACAGCGAGGTGGAGCCGATGTTACGGCCCCCGACGAAGGTCGCGATGTAGGTGGCCGTGTCGGCGTCCGCGTCGGCCTGGAGGATTTCACCCGTGTTCACGTTGACCAGCAGGGTGCCGGTCATGATGAAGGCGACATCGTCACCCGAGGTCAACTGGATCGAGGTGTCGCTGGTGTTGTAACCGGCGACGTGATCCACGGTGAACACCCGAGCAGGCAGTTCGTCGCGGAAGTTGTTGTATTTGAAGTCGTCCGTGGATTCGGACCCCATCATGGCCAGCAAGGCGTTGAGGGGGGCGGAACCGTTGGGTTCCAGGAGCGTATAAAGCTCCCGGTAGTTGGTGGGACGGAAGTCCGTGGTGAACTGACCCGTCCCGCGAAGACCGGCAATGCCTGTCATTTGAGGAACTCCTGATAATCGAGGGTTTGAAGGGTCAGGTTGCTACATGGAAAATTCACATGCGCGTTTCCCGCATCTTGCCTTTGAGACTCGTGGGGCTACCGCGTGCAGCGGTCGATACCCCCGCCCTCCCATCGGCGAGACGAGCGGATAGTCTCAAAAGAAAAGCCCCCCGTCAACTAATCGACGAGGGGCCTGAGATTCTCGCAGTGAGGCACTACTACTTGATGCCTTTCTTGGCCATGACGTTGCCCGCGATCTGGTCGAACATCTTCTGGCTTTCATTCAGCGGAGCAGCGCCGCCGCCCGTCGGGCCACCGCCGTCGTTGCCCGTAAAGGCTTGGCGACGCGAATGAATTTGCTTGAGACGTTCGAACTCGGGAGTGCCTTGGCTGTTTTTGAAATCGGTCATGATCTTCAGGGTCAGGTCGGGGCTGATGAAGTCTTCGACGGTGAACCCACGCTCGTAGGCGAAGGTCATGAAGTCGTCGAAGCTCTCGTCGGCGAGGCCGGTCTTCTGCTGCGTGTCGTTCAGATTGTTCTGAATCTGCTTCTTGACCGCATCGACCTTCATGTTTCCGGCTTCAGCCACGGCCTGCTTCGCGCCCTGATGGACCTTACCGGACTGATCCATAACCTTTTTCAGCAGTTCGGTCTGAGACGACAGGGTGCCGTTGAGACCATGGAAGGCCCCCAGCAGTTCCGAGAATCCCGGCGGCGGTTCGCTGATCGAGTTGCGGGTCATCCAGTCCTTCATTTTGGCGTCGATGTTCTGGATGAACTCGGGAGCGTTGGGCGGGGTCTTGCCGTCTTCGGCACCGGCCCTGTTCCCCATCTGGGGGTTCTTCTCGTTCGACCTCTCAAGCAGAGACCCCATGAACTTGGCCACGGTCTGGTAGTCGCCGCCGCCCTGCTCGATCAGCTTGTCGGCCATTTCGAGAAGCGGCTTCGCCTGAGCGTGGGTGAAATTCAGGTCGCGATAACGGTTGGTCATCCCCTCGATTTGCTCAGGGGTGAACTCCCGCTCCTGACCACCGATCTTCACCTTCAGCATGGGGGCAGCGTTGGCCGCATCCCCCTCACTTTTCGGCGTGGCGGCGGACATGGCCTGCTCAACGCCCGTGGGAGTCGTGGAGGCCTTCGGCGCAGGCGAGCCGCCCGCAGCGCCAGGGGTGCCGGGTTGCGCGCCAGGGACCACGCCAGCCCCAGCCGCGCCACCGTCAGCAGGAATTGCTCCCGGAGGTGCGCCACCGAGACGGGCGCTGATCGCGGCTTCAATATTCGGAGGTAGTGCCATTTGTATTCTCCTGTCCCGGCCTTGGCGGGGACGTTTGGGTTACACGATGGGAACGCCGTCCGTTTCCGCGAGTTGAGCCGCTTCTTCGGGATCGAGACCATCGAAGCTCATCTGCTTCGCTGTGCCCCTCGCCTTTTCGAGTTCGGCTGCCTGGATGAGACGGTCGGGCAACGTGAGAAAGCTCATGTGATTGGAGAGCATCCCGCGTTTGTACTGTAGAGCCTGTTGGTCGATGGTTTCGCCCGCAACAAGCAAGCGGGCCAACATAATTTCCTGACGCTCCAAAAACGAGCGCAGCAAACCCCAGCCAGGGGTTTCTTTAAGTTCGCGAAGAATCCTGATGCGGGCGTCCGCGTTGAGTTCCGCCATAGGCCACCGGTTTAATGGGGCGACGGAGTGCCGCCCGAAAACCAATTCTGGACGAAACTGATAATCCCGGCAATCCCCCCTCCGCCGCCGACCAGCGTCAGGCCGACGGCCAGCCCTTTGCCTTTGTTCTCAGCCGCCTCAACCTTTGAGACGAGGGCCGTAACGGCGTCATGCACGGCCTTGTCTTCAGTGGCGTGCTTAACAAGCTGCTCTTTCTGCTCGACGACATTCGCCCCGAGAAGCTTGATCGCACCCCGCTGCTCGGTCACCTCTTCGTTGAGACGATCCATCTTTCCGAAGAGGGCGTCAAACTTCCTTCCGTTCTCCTGGGCGATGGCCGTCAGAGACCCGATCTGGCGCGACACTTCATCAAGATCAGACATGCGGCAATCCCCTAGTTTTCCGGCCAACCGCTGACGATGGCCGTGACTTCCTCGGCGGTCATGTGACCGGCGGAAGAAAGCAATGCACCAAAGGCTTGCACCTCGGACTTATCGAAGGTCAACGCCTTGTCGTATTGAGCCACGGCGAACGAGGCGGCGCTGCCCGCATCGGCACGGCCTGCGGCCATGATGGTCATGAAGCGCGCCATTCCCGCCGCTCCGCCGCCGGCGAGCTTGCTGGCGGCGTATTTGTTGAAGGCCGTCGCTGACAGCGTGAGCGGACGGGTGGACGGATCAGGGTGCTCGATCGTATCGACCAACACCCCGTCTCGAAAAATGCGCTCTTGCATGCTCGTCTCCTAGTTCTTGAGCCAGATGGCGGGGGTGCCGCCCATGCTGGCTGTGTTGAGCGTGAATGACAGCGACGCCCCGTAATAGGTGGTGTCGGGCGCGGTCAAGGTTGAGCCGGGTGCACCGTAGGCGATCGTCTTGTAGTGGCAGAATGGCTGCGAATCGTTATTGCTGCCCGGCGTAGCTTCGCCCAGCACACCGAACATGTTCGGGCCGATAGCGCCGCCGGCGGCGGTCACGTTCAGCGAAGGCGACATGCAGAGCAGCGAAGTGGCTTCTTTAGTGTGATAGGTCAGCCAATACAGACCTGTTGCAGACGGTGTCCAAGGGGTTCCGGGGGTGGCGCTGTTAAGAGCCGCCCCACTGCCGAAGGTGATCTCGCCAAAGTCCTTTTCGACAGTGAAAAGGCCGTCGTTATTGGCGATGCAGAAGCGCCCTTTGTTCCCGGTAGCCGAGGCGGTTTGATAGACAGACAGGCTCACGATCGGGGTCAAATCCGTGATAGCCAGCGGCACGAAAGACATAATGCCGGCGCCGCACGGACCGCCGCTATAGCCGCCACTAAGAGGACCATATC